CATCAACGCAGCCATTAATCTTAGAACCGCCGCCCTGGCGGGGATAGCCTGCTGTCAAGAAAGCTCTGGTTCTGGCCTTACGGCCAGAACGAAACTCTCTCATGGGCAGGAATCGAGCAGCCGTGTTAACTAAGAAGTTCATAGTTTAAGTCTCGAAGGGGATGTCTAGCCCCTTAAATAATCTCGTCGATTATCCCATACTCAAGAGCTTTTTGTGCAGAGAAGTAGTGGTTTCTCACCTTAAGAAACTTTTTTAAGTCTCTCTCGGTAAGCTTTGAATTTTCCAGAAGAATTCTGCAATAGGTATCTTGCAAAACAGTAATTTCTGCAGAATGTTCTTTCATTGCCGGGTATGAACCTTCAAAAGAGGCGATTACATTATGAATCATAAATCTACAGTTTTCAGTAGCTCTTCTCTTTGTACCGCCAATTAAAAGTATTGTAGCAGCAGATTGACATGTGCCAATAGCAGTAGTGATTATTTCAAATCCCTGTCTCTTTATGATCTGCATCATGTCATAAACACCCAAAGTTCCCTCCACTATCCCACCCGTAGAAGAAACTAAAATCTCAAAAGGCTCTTTTACTACTTCTTCTTCTCCGGTTTCTTCGTTTTTGTAAAGATATAGACCTTTTGCTGCGAGGGAAAGCATTTGAAACGTTGCGCTAGCACAAACGTCTTCTGTTATCTGTCCGTATACACCAACAACTCTTAAAGGATTAGAGTCTTCCGGAGAAACAAAAAGTCCCTTATCCTCATCATCCTCGCCCTGCTCACAATGGTCGCATAGCTTAGTATAAACCTTTTTATTTACTTCGCATACACTACGAAGTTTATTTGAATTTTTCATGAATTCTCCGGGTTCGGTCATACAGACCGAAGGGGTTATTTTTTATTTCACTTAGTCTTGGAAGATTTGCGAGACTTCGCTTCTTTGACGGCAGAACGAAGCTTTGAAACCACTCTGCGATAAACCTCGTTAATAACCTCTTCGGAAACCTCTCCTTCAGTAACAGGAGCGTCTTCTTCGGTCACAACTTCGGCGCCAGCAGCAGCAGGAGGTGCTTCGGCTTCTTTAATCTTGCCCTTTTGAACCATTTTGCCTTTGCCAAGCTTTTCTTGCATCACAGGAGGCTCTTCCTCTTCTTCCGCTTCGGGAGCCGGGGGCAGGCCACCTTCGCCACCTTCGGGAGCCGGGGGAGGCATCTCGCCGCCTTCGCCACCTTCCATTTCGCCACCTGCGCCACCGTCTACTTGGACATTAACATTCGCTCCAGACTTAGCAGAAATAACGTCTGCGATGTCTTGGATTAGTTCTGCTACGGCCTCTTCGGGCAGACCAGCAAGAGCGCTGTCTTCTACAGGAGCGCCTTCCTCGGGCGGCATATCGGAGGGCATGTCACCTGCGGGAGCGGGCGGAGGAGGCTCGGCACCGGCATCAACTGGGGGCATATCGCCACCTTCGGGCGCGCCTTCCTCGTCCTCTTCGTCCTCTTCTTTCAGACGAGCCAGAAAGCCTTCAGTCAGTTTCTCTTGACCAGCCAGACGCATGAATCTAATAGTTTCATCTCTTTCCAAAAGTAGCTTTTTAGCCATTTTTCAATCTCCTTGATAACAATTCTTACGCCACTCGGCGGTTTCATTATTAAATAGTATCAAAATTGACGAAACTCTTTGAAATCTCGTTTTTTTCTTAATTTTAAGTACGACCTATCCAAAATCCTAGATATTGCAGTATAATGAATTCCTAATCTTTTTGATATCTGTTGCAAAGTCATAGGCCCGTTTTCATTTATCGAAAAATAAGTACAGTTATATTCTTCTGGAAATTCTATCCACATCCTACAACTTTCAGAAGAACACGGACACTCTTCGGAATGACACTTTTGTACACATTCTGGTAAATCCCTTAAATTATTGATCTTTTTCCTCGTCTGCATCATCATTTTCATCCGCCTTTTCTAAGTCTTCTAAAGTCAAAGAAGCAACCTCTTCGTCCTCTTCGAAGTCTTTTAGTAATTCATCAAAATTTAAATAATCTTCTACTTTATCTTCATAAACAGTAGGAAAAGAATCGTCCACTTCGTCTTCTTGCTGTATGTTTCCAACCAAATAATTGACTACCTCTTTTCTTTTTTCCAGTTGTTCTTCTATTTCCTTTAATTTTCTTTCGTTTGGATAAAACACGTCTGGGTGTCTGTAATTATAAATCTTACGAAAAGGGTTTTTATTTTTAGTAAGAACACCCTTTCTAATAGAAGGCAAATCAAAGAAGTTCCCTCTTCTCGTATAGCTCTGACTATATTTCTTTGTAGCGTAATCTCTTAGAAACTTAATAAACTCAATGTCTTCTTCTATAATTAAGTCCATCACCGTAAGCCAAACCCAATTATGAGACAAGTCTAATCTGTCAAGAGAAAGAAAAAACCTTACAAACTTCTGAAAGGAAACGGCTATTCCCGGAACTCTTGTATCCATATACATGAAATCGTCATGTATAAAGTTGTTAGGGTCTCTTTCTTTTTCTCTTCGAGAATAATAAGCGTTGGAACTTTCTTTTCTGCGTCTTATTACCTCATCGACAAATAATTGATATCTTTTGGGCATAGTTATAGCTTTCTAAATGCTTCATTTATCTTCTTGTTCGTAGAAAAACCCCACTTCTCATCTTTGGTAACGACGCCAACATAAGCTGAGTTTTCAACAAGAGGATAATAGTCTTTCACATTCCAGCACTTAATTTTGTTCTCTTCACCCGTATTATCAACCACCGTAAGAACAGCATAATCTTTCTTGTTTGCTAAGGTTTGCTTAAACTCTACGCTCTTTAATACAAACCAAACATATTTGCCCACTTCCCATTCGCTCACCGGAACGGCGCCAAGAGACTTTAAAGCTTTTACGTCTTTAGGTGAAACAATTTGGTCAACAGGATAAACTCCTGTTAACTGAGAGCGATAAATAAGTCTTTCTTTTTCCGCGAAGGAGCCTTCTGGAGAATACAATTTAATATTTTCTTCAAAGTCTTCTTGGTCTTTAGGACGAATAACCGCCACACATGACCAGAAATGCTTGTCGCCAGTAAACCTTTCGTCCATAAGACTATCTAATGCGCCGCTTCTTGTCAAGACATCTAGATACTTTTTATTTAGCTTCTTGCCCCAAATGTCTTCTTTAAAAAGCACATCTTCAATCTTATTGTAGGGACGACAATAGGAGATTTGTTCTACAGCGGTCTTGCCCATCCCCAGCAAAGAGAACAGAGGTTGAATAAGTTCTTTTTTGTTGTCTGGAGACACATCCCAATCATATAAAGAGGACTTATTTATGTCCACAGAAGCCATAGTGAACCCAATAGATTTAGCATCAGATATCGCTTTTGCTTTTGTTTTTTCTGGCTCGCTGTTGAGGAAGGCGGCAACCCATTCGCTTTGATAATAAGTAAAAAGCCAAGCACACTGATAAGAAAGGATGGAATATCCGCAACTGTGGGACAAATTAAATCCATAATTGTTGAATAATTCCAAGGACTTCCATAATTCTTCTAAAGCATTACCTTCAATCCCCTTTTCAAGACCACCCTCGACAAACTTCTTATAAATCTTCTCTTTCTTTTCTGCGTTGTTCCCTATGAGACCCTTTTTTGTCAAGAGTTTTCTAAGAGAGTTTCCTTCCATTAGAGAAACGTCTTTCCCTATTGCAACAGCCAACTTAGCAATTTGCTCTTGATAAATAACAAAGCCATAGGTACTTTTTAAAACAGGCTCCACACAAGGATGAAGGTAGGTAACGGTTTCTGGATGCCTTTTCGCTTTTAAATACTTCTTGTCTATGTTCGAACCCAGAGGTCCCGGCCGATATATCGAAGTTACAGCAGACAAATCCTCAATAGATGTGGGTTTAACTTTCACGCAAAAGGATTGCGCGCCGTCGTTAGAAAATTGGAAAATACCTAAATTTAAATTCTTCTTCTTGTGGAAAACAGTTTCCCATACTTTCTGATCGTCGAAGTTGATTACGTCGGGGTGCAAGTTTCTATTATAAAACTCTATAATTTCTTTTATCCCACAAGAGAGTTTTCTTTTGTGAAGAATATGTTTGATAGTATCTTCTATAATTGTTAAAGTTTGCAATCCTAAAATATCAAATTTAATAAACCCCAAAGGTTCTAGATGCCGTACCGCTTGCCCTTCAGACCAAGGACTTTGGAAAGAACCCTTGGCGCTAATAAGAGGCATTTTTTCATGTAAGTTATCAGACCAAACAAGTCCCGCCGCATGTTGTCCAATAGACTTCACCATGCCTTGTAAATTTTCTATGTGAGATGCTACAGAGGGATATTTTCTTAAAAAGGCTTGGAAAGAAGGACTATATGCCTTAACTTCTTCATAAGTAGGTTCGTAAACTCCGGCAACTTGCTCATGATCCTGTTTGGCTTTTGGTAAAGCCTCGTCGACCATTTTTGTTGTTACTTCATTAACTTCTTGAAAAGATACATTATAAAATTTTGATATGTCCTTAACAAGAGACTTCAAGTGAAATGTGCCATAGTTTGAAATAAGAGTTGCGCTCTTTTCTCCCCACTCTTCAATAAGAAAAGTCTTAAACTCTGCTGCACGAGAAAAATCGCAGTTGTGAACAATAACAGTCTTATAACTCTCTTTAAAAGAGTGATGTTTAATGATTTCCATGTTTCCTCTTGTTGTCTATCTCAAGTACAAATCTCTTTCTTTCTTCGGTAATAGTATTAAAAACTTCTATTACATCCAATGGAACTATTTGAAAACTTTTTGTTTCTCCCAATAAAGAAATGTCGGTTAAAGCTATTCTTTCTTTTTTTTGTTTTGACATCTTTTCTATTTCCAGCACCACTACTTCCCCGCCAATAGATTTCAAAGAATCACCAATTTTTAATTCTTTTGTCTTAGTAACCCTGTCACTTGAAAGAATAAACTTGTGCGTTTCGCCCGCAATAATAATACCCAAAATATCTTCTTCTACTTGTTGTACTACTATTGAAAATACTTTTTCTTTCGGCCGCACATTTCTACTAAAAACAGCAGAAACCACGGAGTTCTCTCCAAACTCGTTTATAACAACATCTCCTATTAGAACATCTCGAAGTTTTTTATATCCCCCAGAAACTCGTACTTCGTGCCCGCTCCAAAGACAATCTATGTCGGGACTCGAACCTTCGGATAAAAATCTTTCAAACAAAAGACCATATTTAATAGGGTCGACATGTGTTATGTTCAACACATACGCAATTAAAGAACCTCCAGCAGAGCCCCGCCCTGGTCCAGTCAGACAAAAATTCCTGCTTTTGTCTATTATCTTTTTCATTGCCAGAAAATATTTACAATATCCTCGGTCTTTTACAACCCTAAGCTCATGTTTCAGTCTGTCTACATATTCTTTCTTTTCATACAGCCCCTTGGCCTTTAGACCAGCCACTGCCCTCCTTGCTAAAGCCCCTTCTTCAGTTTGGCCAGTGGGGACAACAGAGGAAGGTAGTTTATAGCTTCTGTCCATATCGACATTCTCTATCCTGTTCATAGCAATGTCATATGTGTTATCGAGACTCTTTTCTATCGTGTCATCTTCATAAAAAGAATTATGTTTAAGAGAATATTTTTTATAATCTCTCCACATTTCTTCTGCAGATTTTGGATACAACTCATAACCGATTTCTTCTACGGTTTCTGGTAGCTTTGCCTGCTCGCTGTCTTTAGAGTTTAACCAACCCAACTTCTTGTAAAGAAATCTATCTTTCCACAACTCGGGCCTTGGGTAGTGTGCGTCAGCAGTAGAAACCAGCTTAAACCCCATCTCAACTGAAAGCTGTATTATTAGTTGGTTTAAATCATGCTGTTCAACAAAGTCATTCCACTGTAATTCTCCGTACCATCTATCTTCAAAGATATCCAACATAGCTTGCGTTGTCTTGCGCATCTCTAAAAGAATATAGTCTGTTCCCTTTTCGTAATTATCAAAAAAGTTAGAAGAATAAACTCCGCCCACACAAGCACTTGTTGCAATAATGCCTTTGTTATATGAACGAAGCATATCGTAATCTATTCTGGGGTATCTATAGAAGTTTTCTCTCTTGTAGGAGTTGTAGACGAGTTGAAATAGATTTTTAAGCCCGTCTTGATTTTGAGCCAAAAGAAGTATATGGCTTCTTTTATTAATTTCTGTCTTCTTTGTCCTTGAAAACCTCTTTAGATCGTCTTCAATAACCGTTGCGTTTATCTCTTCTTCTTTCTTCTTTTTTAATTCTTTGTTCTCTTTGGCCGTTTCGTATGCCGTTCTCCACTTCTTAAAAGAAGGAATAATATACGCCTCAATTCCATATATTGGTTTTACTATCTTCCCCTCTTTTTTCATTTCTTCTGCGGCAAATAGTTGGTAGGCCATGGAGTTCATGTTACCATGGTTCGTGATGGCGAGGGCTTCACCCCCCGTCTCGTGGACTCTTTCCATAAATTGTTTGGGATAACCGAATCCGTCAAACACCGAGAACGTATCGTGGCAATGAAGATTTACAAATTTTACCATGTTTATTTTTTACCTAAAAACTCCATCGCCTGAAGGGTTTGACGAGGAATGAATTCTTTTTTAGAAAGGAACTCTTCTCGCTCGGGGAACTCTTTTGTTTCTAGCAAGAAGCTTCTATATCCTTCCCACAGAGTAATATCATAGGACCAAGTGGGAGTCAAGAAAATATCATCTTCCTGTCGCGCAATATTCTCAAATACCTCTTTAAACTGTATCTTCTTATAGAAGTTTTCTTTAAGGGCTTTTTCAAGAGACTCGTACTCTTTTTTTTTCTTATTGACAGAAGAGTAATATGCCTTAACAAACTCAACAAACCTGTTGTATCTTATTATAAAAGGGCACAACTCTCCGTCTAAAATTGTTTTCCCATCTCTCTCAAAGAAGATATTACCACCTTCCCAGCTCATAGCTGTTTTTCTTACTTCGTTCAAAAAGTCTAAATCGGTTGCAGAATAAGGAAACATTACAAGATATTTATCCGGCAAAGCATATGCTGATATTGTTTCAAACATCTTTGTTGTCAATATCATCGCTTTTAAAGTAGACCACAACAGAGTATTAACTCCTTCCTCTTCGAAGTCGGAGATAATATAAAAAATAGGGATTCTCTTCCTTAAAGAATTTAAGTTTGGGAACGCATGTCCTTTGCCTTCTTCTAAAAGGTTCTTGTGATAAAGATACTTGCGAGCAAAAGCAGGAGAGTACATCCAATTCCCAAGTCTATTTCGTATGGGAATATATTGTTTATTGTTTACTACAACATAAATTGAAGTTGCACCCAAAAGAGCCGCCTCATATGCTGTCCTCTCAAAAGCTAAAAGACCTTTACCGACGGGGATATACAAATCATTCCAATAAAAAGAAGTATTTCGAAAGTCACCGCTAATCGGAATTATCGCGGTCGACGTAAAGCCCACCGGCCTCGTCACATCCCGATCCTTCTCCCTCAGATCCCGAATGGTCAGAATCTTTTTTATCTTTCCAGACATCATCTCTTTCGTATTCTTCGAAGTAAAGGTCGTTTCCACTTTCTGCCTTTCCTTTCCACATCTTCATCGCATCCCACAAATAAGAAGAAGCTGCATTTGTAATTGGAGTATTTTGTAAATATTTAAGCCAAGGAGGATAATAATCTTCCTCTTTCAAAAAGAATTGTATTCTCTTCTCTGGATCGTAATAAACGTTGGGGTCTTCTATGTATTCTTCTCTTCTAACCATATCCAAATAAATCGGATAATAAGAGACTTCGGGCTGTTTCTCTTTTGATCTCCACATCCGCTTTCTCCCAACTAACCCAAGAGTGTTTTTAATAAAAAAGCTAAGATATTCCAACACTTCTCCTTGGGAATATCTTCGCAATTCTTCTCCCTGTATGTCTTTAAGCTTAAGACGAGACACAGAAATAATATTTGTGTAAGGCTTGCTAAACGCCTGAGAAAGCTTCTTAAGAACAGGAGTCTTGCCAAGACCAACTAAAGGAAAATGTATAATTGAACAAAGTTTCTCTTCTCTTTTAAAAAATCTCTGCTGTCCAAAATGGCACTTCCAGTCTCCCTGTATGTCTATCATATTAGCCCAGTCAAAATAATAAACATTAACGTCTTCTGGATTTCTTTCTCCTGTTTTGTATTTCGATAATCCTTCCACGTTATGTGTGTCATAAACAAGCAACTTCTTGTATTGATAAGAATATTCTCGCCCGCCATATATTATATGGACAAGCCGTTTCTCTCCATCCACAACGATTTTATCTGCTGCGCTATCGTTCAGCATAGCTCCGTTAAACAGAGAAGTATAAAAAACATTCTCTCTAAACCACTTAAGTCTACTGACTTCCCACGGAAGAGGATCTATTTTTCTTGTATACGCAATCCCAGGTCTTTTCAACGCAAGGGAAGCACACAGCATAGAAGGAAAATTGCAGCCTATTACAATAGTTGCAAACGTTCTGTAGGCTTTAGCGCGAGGAAGTCTTCTGGGCCTTGAGTAGAAAAAGAACTTCATCGATCATTTCAAAGCTCGATGTAAGCAACGACGTTGTGTTCTCGAATAAGAAAGAACTCTCTATCTAGGATCTTTACAGACTGAAGGAGGTTCTCAACCACAAGATAGGTGGCTTTTGGTCCCGTGTCTGCTCTAACCACAACGAAGTCTTGAGCCTTGTCTTTAGCTTTATCCACAGGCAAGAGAAGATTAATTTCTTTGTCTTTGGACAAACCCTCTGATAGTTCTTCAAGGTCGACCTTTTCTACGACCATCCACTTATTTGTTGGCTTCAGGTGCATCTCAGTCTCCCAACATCTTGACAATCTTCTTCTGCATCTCGCTTAGATCTTGAAAATTAGTCCCGTTCTTACGGAGACGATAGACAATCATAATGTCTTTAATTTGTTCCTTTGTAAGCCAGTTGTTATCTACGTAGCCTTTCCGAAGTTCCTTTCGTTGCTCCTTGTACGGCTCAATAGTAGCATCAATCGTAGCAATAGACTTTAGATAATCTGCAATTCTTTCCTCTGTGCTCTTGGGTTTCTCGTCAACGTTTTCTGTCATTTCTTTCTCCTTAGGTGATATCTTCTATTCTAGATCACCGTTTGTTAAGACAATGCAACTACAACAAAATATCTATTTCCTAGTCTTTAACCTTCCGGACAATTAAACCTAGGTCTAAAACAACTCCATTTTTAGAAACTATGATATCAAATATCATTTTTCACAGAGTACCACAAAAGTTTATACTTCATCTTTCTCGTACTTTCTGTCTAACTCTTTTATAAAAGAGCTTAGCCCAGGTATTATTTCTTTTACAAAAGAAACAAATTCTTCTATGCTTAAACTTCCTTTTAAAGAATTAATTGCGAAACAACACAAAACAATGTTTTCTTTTGTATATCCTTTTGTTGGGTCTATTCTGTCTATGCTTACACTATCGTGTTGAAATATACCAGAATTACGACTAATGCTTTTACCTGTGTAAAAGCATTTTCCTTTTTGTTTTAGGAATAAATCGTAAATATCATCTTTTTCTAAAGTACAAATAATGTTTTTCCTCCTGCACGAGAAAGATATTGAAGATATCCTTTGTCTAAAGTAAGCTTTTAAATCGCTTTTCATCTTAAAAGACTTCTTTTTATACCCTGCTTGAACACAACTGTAATTTGCAAAGCACTCTTTACAAACCTTCTGGTACCCTGTTAAGGTATGTCTGTTTTTCGAGAAATCTAATAATGGTAGAAATTTCTTACACTTATAACACCATTTTTCCCCATTTTGTATAGAAGGGCAAAGGTGCCTTCTTTGCGAAAATTTATATTCCTTTATCGCTTCAATCCCACATCTTCGACACTTTAACCAAACAGGTTTGTGAGAGCCTTTTTTTAAGTCACCAGTAGAATAGCCGAATTCTTCTTTGGTCTTTTCTTCTAAAATTTCATACTCTCCATACATCTTGTTTCCCTCCTATATAAATAGGAGGAAATTTTGGTTTTATCTAGTCTGACGACCCGAATCCGCCCGTGCCTCTGCTGGTGTTTGTATTAACCTCTCCAACAGTAAGATCACAATATACCACAGAACCAAACACCATTTGCGCAATTCTTGAGTAGGGAAACACAGTGTAAGGCTCTTTACTATAATTATAAAGGATTACGGCAATTGGGCCACGGTACTCGTTATCAATACTGCCGGGAGAGTTTGCAACAGTAACTCCATTTTTAAGAGCCAACCCCGACCTTGGACGAATTTGCGCATCAACGCCTATAGGCATTTGCATTTTAAATCCACAAGGAACCAACGCCCACTGTCCCGGCTCAAGCACCAAAGGCTCTTTAAGAAAAGCCTTAAGGTCATAACCCGAATCTGTAGGATTTGCTTTCGTCGGCATACACTCCGGGTCGTCAAGCTGGATAATAAACTTCGAAAAAGTGTGTGTCATTTCTTTTTACCTTTCTGCTTTCTACGGAAGGTAGAGGACTCGAACCTCTGCAACCTTTCGGTTGGCCGCCGCTTTCCAAGCGGGCACGATAGCCGCTCCGTCAACCTTCCACAAGCTTATATTTCTTTTATTCTCTCTGCGGATTTCTTTAGGGCATCAATAAAAGACTCAATATTTTCTTCGTCGAACAAAAAGACTTCGCTTTTGTCCGTTGTCCTACCCCTAAAAAGAATTGAAAAAGCTTCTTTAATCCTTTCCCAAAAGCTATCAGCAAACATTTGCGTTCTGAGATCAACCCAATTATAAATCTCCCCCTCTTCGTCCTTTATTATAGTAAGCTCTATGTCGTGTTCTCTTATACCACACTGACACGGAATTCTCCAATGCACCATCTGCTCGTCTTCAAAAATCAACATTTGTTTTTTCATTATTTCCCTCTGTTTTCTATAAAACCACACGACTTAAACTCTGGGCAAAAGCCGTTTCTATAGATGCATTCTCTAACCATATACTTAGCTAGGTCCGGGTCAACTTTGGCTACATTTTTCTTTATCTCTCGGAACACTCGTTGAGTCACGGCGTGCGACTTCGCACAAAGCCTCTTCCTCGACATGTTTATTAGCGATTGAGCATTTACCAGCATCGCCATATCAGAGGGAGTCCATCTGTCTTGTTCTCCCTTTTGGCCTCTGTCTTCTCTTCCTGTTCTCACATAAAAAGAATTGCCAACAGAGTGCCTTGGGAAATGAGTAGAAACAAAATGCGGAATGCCATACATTTCAATCCAAAACATCTGTGTTCTAATGGGTGAGTGTTCAGATTTATACGCAGCACTTAGAGATATCTTTTTAATTTCCTTATGTGATGTCATTTTAAACGCTTCAATCATTAGGTCGAAATCTGTTAGTTTTCTCACCAAGACAGAAAAATTAATCTCTATTTCTTTTTCTAATCCATCCGGATTCGTATAGTTGTAGACATATTTAACAGGAGTCGACATTACCAATATCTCCTCACGCATGGGCAGTCTTGTTCTACAGGCGCAATTTCTGAACTTCGAATCCCCACCTTCCAATGTTGGACATTATCTTTTGTCCTAGTTCTATTGCCTCTCCGTATAGTTTTTATAAACAACTTTGCCTTCTCGGGCTCAAGAGCATCAAATGGCTGAACGCTCTTTATCCTCTTACAGCCTATGCAATATGCGATTAGCCATTGTTTTTTCATTAATTAATCTCCAGCTTTTTTTCCTCTTTTGCAAGGAATTCTTCAATAGAAGCAACCCGCTGGTCAAGCTGCTTGACGCTTTTATTAAGTGTTGAAATAGATTCCGAAAGAAGAATAAAATCTGCTACCAACTGAGAAGCCACAAAGAGAGCATCTTTTACGGCAGATTGCAGTTCTTTGAATTCTTTTTCTTCTGGTGTAAGTTCTTTTACCTTGGGCACGACGTCCTCTTTATCGGAGAGTATTAAAACACACTCCTTGGCAACAGTCAAGATCTTTTTTGCTATCCGCATTTTGAATACCCGCAAGTTTTGCAAACGGCACAACCACCTTCATATACCAGCTTTTGCCCACATTCTTGACAAATACTGTCGCCTCCACAAACACAAACACCGTCATTTATGTATCTTTTCAAAATTCTTGCAATAACCTTGGCAAAAGAAGAAAAATCTCCATCTTCGCTTCTATTAAGCTGCTCCACGATAAAAGAAGGAGAACTTCCATGTCTCAAGGATAAAGAAATTAATCTCGTCATAACCCCTTCTGTAGGATTATTAAAGACTTTTGCAATATCTTTTATCTTTGTTGCGTCTTCTCCGTAAACGAGATCATATCTACTTCTAGATTTAAATTTTGTCTTCTCGATAATTCCTGTTGTATGTTTTGTAGGTATTTCCACCAAATCCGATAGACCAGCAAAAATCTCATATGGCTTAGAGTCTAACAAACCAACAAAAATAGTCCACTCTTCTCCTTTTATCTTCGCTCTGTGGATGTCACATTTTAATGATAGAGGACGCTTGGGAGCCTTTGTAATATTAAAGGGGTTAGATGTCTTCCCGTTCTCTTGCTTTGCTTTTTCCTTAGAGGTAAACAAAACAGCATCTCTGGAGCCTTCTCTATAAACAGTTATTCCCTTAAGCCCCTTTTCCCAAGCATAAGTATAAATTTCTTCTACTTGTTCTGCGGTTGTGCTTTCTGGTAAATTAATCGTAGAAGATATGGAGTGGTCTATATGTTTTTGTATCACACTTTGCATTTCCACTCGGCGCTTCCAATCAATTTCATTCGCCGAAACAAAGTATTCTGGGATATCTGTAGTGTTGAACTTTTTTTGGTATTCTGTAAGGTTAGAGTGCTTTACTTCATATTCTACCCACTTATCGCCTACAAGGTCTTCTTTACCAATCGTCTTTTCTTCTGAATTAGTTTTTCTCTTTCTGGTATAAGAGTTCTGGAATACTGGTTCTATCCCGCTGCTGGTTTGTGTTAGAAGAGAAATAGAACCAGCGGGAGAACAAGTTAAAATAGAAATGTTTCTTCTGCCAAAACTCCTTATTTCCTTTTGCAGCTCTTTCGAAAGAGAAAGAATAAACTCGTTATCTTTTTCCAGTTCCCATTTAAAAGCAGGAAAGACACCTCTCTCTTTTGCAAGAGTCACACTGCTTTCATAGGCAGAAGTTTTTATTGTATTAAAGACCTCATCCGCTACTGCTATAGCTTCAGAAGAATCATAACACAACTTTAATTCCGCAAACATATCTGCAAGGCCAGTAATACTAAGACCTGTTCTTCTTCCGTCTCTTGCAGATTCAAACATTTCTTGCCAAATTTGTTTTTCATCTTGAGTATCGCAGACTTTAATGATTTTTTCTATTTTCTCCATTTCCAAATCAACCAAATCGTCCAAAAGTCTTTGCGCAACGTGTGTCATAGAACGCAATTTTTTAAAATTGACTTGTGGAGCCTCAAAGGCGCTGTCAACAAAAGATTTTAAATTAAGCAGAAGAAGGCGACATCCATCGTTAACACACAAAGGAAGTTCAGAACAAGCATTTGTAGAAACAGCTTTAAACCTTGGATAAGACGAAGCGGGACAATAAGAGATTATTCTAGACCAAAAAAGAATGCCAGGTTCTGCTGTATCTCTAGCTAACTTAGTGATATGCTTCCAAAGTTCTTTTGCTTTTATTTTTCTTGTTACTTTTGCCGGTCCCTCTACTGGCCACCGAAGTTCGTATTCTTCATCATTTAAAGCTGCCTTCATAAAATCGTCATAAATCTTTATTGAAACATTTGCTCCAACAACCTTTTTAAGGTCTTTCTTCATAGATGCAAACTTCTCTACATCAGGATGTCTACCATCCAAAGAGATTAAAAGAGCCGCCCTTCGATTACCTTGTCCTATCATTCTTGCAACATTTGAATAATAATCAGCAAAACTCCAAGCACCCGAAGTGGTTTTAGCACTGTTATTTACTCCAGTACCCTCCGGGCGTAAAAGAGATAAGTCCGTACCAACTCCGCACCTTCTTTTGGTAAGATTGGCTAAGTCTCTTCCGCTTTCAAAAATAGAAGAAATGTTGTCCTCTGGCGGTCTTGCTACAACGCAGTTTGCCAAAGAAGATAAACTATAATTGTTTCCTATTCCATAAAGCGGGCTTCCTTGAGGAACGATGTATTTAAACCCGCGTAAGGCTTCGTATATTTCCTTTTCGCTAAGAGGGTTGGGATATTTTTTTTCTATTCTTGCAAACTCTTTTGTCACCCTCCGGATTGTTTCGTCCGGATAGCTCTCTAAAAACAAATCTTCCTTATCTCTGAGGGCATACTTCTTCATCCAGACGTCTGTTGCTAGCTCGTCCCCCTCAAAATATTCAAGCGTTGCTTTACGTACTTCTTCTTCTGTAAACATCAATTTATGTCCTTCTTTGTCTTTACCTTATTATATGCTGCCTGCAAGGCACTTGCTTGTAGCTCCGAGGCTTTCTTTGGCCCTGTCGCTTCTATGGCTTCCTCGGGCGCCGAAACATTAATATCAATTACCCTTGTGTCCATATAGACAGGGCATACCATTTGATCGTCTCCAAATCTGTTCTTGGAGATAAACATACGTCCAGCTTTATTTTGTCTCTCTTCCGGACTTCTTGACACAACCATAACAAAATCACATGGAAAATTCTTTCCATAACCACCAGAACTATGCTCCATCGTTGCAACTTCCGCCTGAGCACCCGTCCTGTTTAGCTGGTCCATTGTCCAAACTGGGAAACCAAAATCTTCTCCCATAGAACGAAGGTCGTCTGCAATATCTTCCGTTTCCGACCATCCGTCTTTCTTCACAACAACGGGCTTAATTTTGCTAAGGTAATCTATAAGAACCAAGTCAGGTTTAAAATCTCTTTTTATTGTCTTCTCAACATAGTTTCTAAGTGTTTGTACTGATGCTGCTTTCGCTCTAAATTTCTTTACAACAAGTCTTCCTTTTACCAAAGACTGCAAGTCCCCAAACACTGCTTCTTGTGAGCCAAACAAAAGCTCTGGGGGGACCTTGGTTAAACACACATCAAATCTTCTTCCTATTACGCTTTCCGAAAGCTCTAGCGTGATGTACAATACGTTTTTACCAAGCTTTAGTGCATGCGCTCCTAGATGCACAAGCATCATGGTTTTCCCGCCCCCCGTAGGAGCCATCCCCAAACCGATTTCCCCTATTCCCAAGCCTCCCTGCATTAAGTTGTCAATGTAGTTCCAACCTGTAGAAATCGGAGTTCTGGTTTCTTGAGTTTTATATCTCGCATAAAAGTCTCTTACAAGATCGTGTCCAATATCGTTGTCCAACCCAAGTCGAAGAGACTCTACAATTATTTTTTCTATCTCTTCGAAAGAAGAGGAAGCCATAAGCTTAATCGACTGAAGCATTGCCTTCTTTAGGTTCTGCTTCTTACAAAACTTTATTGAAGAATCTTTGATATATTCTATGTCTACACTAAGGCCAGGCTCTGTTTTAAATTTCGACAATAGTTCTTTTGCTTGCCCATACGAAGTTTCATCCGTTTCATTTTCAGAAGTTCCCAAGATAGCAGAAATAATATTTAGCGAAGGATGAACTTTATATTGTTTCTTATAGGCCAATAGTTTTTGTACATAAAATCTAAGATATTCAAATTCAAAGAATACCGTTTCAAGAACTTCCGTGATTTGATCGCAATAAAGATGATCAAAAGTCATCGCCTTTACGACTTCTTCTTGAAACGACAGACCAAAAGAAGAAAAGTCTTCTACCTCTCGTACTTCCTTTTTTGTCATAGATTATTTTATCTCCGACATAACTCGATTGCTCCACTGGAAAAGTGGAGTCCAATTCAATTCAGCAAACCCATCTTTAATTGCAGATTGTGTAAACATTGACTTACGAAAAACTAAATCCCTCTTCTCTATTTCTTCTCGAATTTCTCCCTGAGCCTGAAGAGAAATGAGAGGGCTATCTAACTGTATCATTCGCATATTCTGTATTACTTGATCTCGGCCAGAAAGAATGTTTTTATGTATAACTAGTGGTTTCTCGACGTTTTGACAGAACTTTACAACGTCGTCTATACTATATTCTTTTTCTTCCTTAAGAAAATCAAATCTTTTTGCAACAGACTTCAACTTAACTCCGCCAACTCCTTGAACATTATCACTCTTGTCGTCTCCTGATATTGCACGGGCTAAAGCAAAGTTTCTCGGATGAATCCCATACTTTTCAAGGATCTTTTTTATCGACAACACCTCGTCCTGAATCGGTCTGTATACTATCGTATTTTTGTCGATCAGTTGAAAGAAATCCTTGTCAGAAGACACAATAATTTTCTGTGCTTCTTTATATTTCTCGCGATGAACTAGAAACGCAATAACATCATCAGCCTCTACCGATTCATAAATCAATTGCTTTACCGGCAAAAAAGAAAGATATTCGATAAGCTTGGCGTGCTGCCAAAACTTATTTCTTTCTTCGTCTTGCGGATCTATTTGCAAAGAACGATTGAGATTAATTGGCTTTCTTCCAGCCTTATAGTTTTTATCAATTGCTCGACGACGCCTTGAGCCTCCTAGACCATCCCAGACGACAACCACCTCGTCGGGCTTTATATAATTTATCATTGACTGTAGAGACTTAAGTCCTCCAACAACCCCTCCAATCGGAGCGCCGTTTAAAGAAAGAGTTGGGTTTACAACATAATTCCGGATAAATAAAGAATTTAAACTGTCAATAAATACTACTCTCATTTTTGTTTATGCCCTGATCATAGACAAGCTGCCGTCATCATTAGAATAATAAATCTTCTTGATGCCGCAGAAGTCCATCACTGCTTGACACATCTCGCAAGGGCGAGAATTTCGAAGCTCTCCGTTCTTGCCAATACGAACCACAACAATGGTTCCACCAACAGTAAGAGCTGCTGGAATATTCAGACAGGCCCGGCTTTCAGCATGACGAGATGCCTTAAGATTTCCGTTAGTTACACGAAAGTCGAACCTGTTACAGAAAGAAGAATAATTCCTCTTGTTCGAGGCCGCGTTGATATAAGCCCCACCGTTATTGATCAGTACAGCTCCATGACGAAACCCGCAAGCAGAAGCATCTGCGACTTTACGAGCCAGTTCCACAGCCTTCGCAATACGATTCGTAATGTCGATGTTGTGGATTTCTCGCATGATTTTCCTCATGGAACATAAGAATAATAATAAGGTGCCTTAAAAACTCCGTCGACTTTCTCTCTTAATTTAAACAATTGTGTACACGATAATATGCTCGCCAACATAGATACTGTATCATTATTTAGCAAAGAAAGCAATATGCTTTCTGTCGTCAAAAGCGTAGTAAGTCTTTCTCGAACAGTGCTCTTATCCTCTTCGGCGTGTAGATTATTGTATATTGATTCAACAAGATTTTCTTGATTTTCTATACTCCGAATATCATATTTGGCAATATACTTTGTAAGTCGATAAAGATTCAAATGCTGCATCTTGTTAATTTTTAAAACCTTATTTGATACACAAGAAGAAAAGTCTTCATGATAAAATACCCGCTTATCATTAAATCCTACCATGGAATTAAAGAAATCAAAATTAGAAACAATATTTTCTGGGGTGTCCATAAAGCTAGAAACAAGCTGCACCGTGTGGGGTTTGGGAGAAGGCTTTATGAAACTCTTTACAAGTTTCCTTATCAAAGGAGTTTTTTCTAGCTTTCTAGTAAGATAACTTCTTGTATCAACCATTTTATATGTTTCTGCAAATGTCTTTTTTCCATAGTTTGTGTTTGGTACATTTTTCCAATATTCAACTGTAAGATTATCTGAAAAAGCGATTAGGTGTTTGTTGTATTTGCCTTGCTTTATAAACTTTTTATGAAACAAATCACTTTCTTCTTTTGAAGAAAACCAAACGTCCAAATCCCCTGCAAGACCAATAAGACTTGAGTATAACCCACGATGTTCCTCAAAAACTTTATTATTCTCTGGGGTAATTTCTATCCTCCTATTTGTTGTTAAAATCTCCCACAAGTCCATATTTGAATAATAATACATCAGAGGAAGGCCGCCAGCGACAAACCCTCCGCAGTCAAAAACATTTTTGAACTGTTCCAAGAAATTAGGAAGGTCTGGCTTGTCAGAGAAAAAAGATTGTTGAATTGGTACGGAATGTATTACTGACATTTCTCCCTCTCCGTTTGCAAGAGCGACAGATTAGCACAGCGAGAGGGAAAAGTCAAACTATTCTTCGTCCTTCTCTCCAAACGACACTACAGAAGAGCCCTTCTTTTCATTGAGTTTTTCCGTTGGTTGGTCGGGAAAGTTAGGAATTTCTTTGTGTCCCTCGTCTGTTTCTTTATCGAAATAGAAATCCGCTGCATTCTTTTTTTCGTTAAAGTTCACAACCATCTCTTCTTCAACAACCTTCATCACAAGAGCAAAAAAGTTTGCATCGTTCTTGAGAAGATCGCTCCAATCTTTCTCTTGGAACTTTACTTCTTGCTTGTCATCTCCCATAAGAAACTTCCAAGGTCCGCCTGTACGATATCTAGGAGAGATTTTAACTACCTCAAACAAACTTTCATCATCACAAACTCCGACTCTGTTGGGGTCTCCCCACAAAATCTTAAACTCACACTTTCTTTTCTCGGTCCCATATCGTGATTTAATAAGCTTCGCTTTTACTGTTGAGCCAATAATAAACCCCTTCTCGTCCTCAACGAAAGAGGCTTTTGCATGAGGCTTAACAAGCCAAATACGAAGATGGCAAGCATAAGCAACAGAAAGCCCACCAGGAGTAAAATACTTAACTTCATCTGTTGCGTATTTGCTAGAAGCCTCTGGAGAAATGTTTGTCTTAAGATGATTTAAGATTACCCAAGTGGCCCCAGCCCTGTTAAGAGGTCCAAGCAGCTTCGAAATACCCTTTGAAATAGTTCTTGCCTTAACAGAAACCGAAGAACTTGGATTAAAATCTCCTTCAACATCAGTTAAGTCGGGGAGCATGGCAAGGCTGTCGAGAATAAAGACAACTCTACCCATCTCTTCTTCTGAAAGAACAGCTTCCATGATTTCAAACATTTGTCGTATATCGTCTGGAAGAATATAGGTAAGATGATCTAAGTCGCATCCGGCGTTGATAAGAAACTCTGAGTCTATTGCTCTCTCGCTATCAAAATATACAACGTGATAGCCCTTCTTTTGGGCATTTACCGCAATTTGCGCTGCCAAATAACTTTTCCCAACTCCAGACAAAGAGGCTATTTCTGTAATTCTTCCTACGGGAATTCCCGCTTTAATTCCCCTTGCGATTGTACAATCCAGAAGAAAAGAACCTGTAGAAATCCAGTCTTTAACTGTTGCAGGAGACTCATCTTTTGTAAGATTGTAAGCAACGTCATGTCCGACTTTTTTGTTTATGATAGATTTAATTTTTTCTAAGCTTGTCTTTGTCATTATTGTTCCTCAGTTAAAAGATGTAGAACAACTCCGGCCGAGATAAACCCAGCCGGAGTATTGTTCTACATTTTCATCTCAATCTATTTTTCTTCAAACGCAGCGTCAATAGCGTCGTCACCAGAAACCGGGGGCTCTGCTGCTTGTGTTAGAATAGTTTCCGATTCCTTGGCAGCACCATATTTTTCTGTGCCTCCCTCGGAATTGCCAACATCTTGGTTCATATGCTCGCTAAGAATCATTTCCACATCTTGTGGAGTCTTGCGAGGATAAAGAAGATTAAAGGTCGGCATATCTGCAACAAGCTTACGGGCTACTTCGTAGTCTTCCATAATCGGAGTGGGGCGACGAGCAATCTTTACGCTGCTCTTGGAGAAGCGAGGATTAGCTTCGTTGTACTCATATGAAAGTAGCACATCAAATCCTTTTTCTTCGTCGGCGATGTTGCCAACGTCGGGATTAAGAACTTCCTCTAGCATTGACTTGTACACGCCTTTGCCATAGCTCCACCAACGCACGCCTTGGTCCTCTTCGCCGCGAACAAGAATGGGCGAGAAATATCTCTCACGAGGAAAGTAATTATCTTTCGCTAGTTGGATCTTCTCAGCATCTTTTGTATTGTAAAGCTCAAAAGCCATTTCACAAATAGCACACTTCTCATTGAAATTCTTTCGAGGACAAAGGAAACTCTTTCCGCCAATAAAGTGGATAGAAGCCTCAACAAAGGGTTCTGATACGTTCACAATACGTAATGCAAAAGTTTTTGTTTCCTTGGGCGACCAACGATACGATTTCCCTTCTCCGGTTTTTGCCTTCTTGGGGTTGTTAATGCTGTCTAATTTCTTTCTGATTTCTTCTAGGTTTAGTGACATTTTGTTTCTCCTTGTTATGTTACTATGCTGTAACTTTTTCTGGTCCCTCAACTACTTGATCCCAATTGATAATTCTAAAGTCCTGTTTGTCTACATCCCAGACCACCTCCTGATTTTGTTTTGCTGGTTGTCTTCCCGTGCCCTTTATTCTTTCGTTTAAAAGGGATTTGGGAAGGTCTCTCAAATATTGAAAAGTCATTGTTCTCGCTTCGCCATTTTTCTTCATAAACAGAATTTTCCAAGTTGGTGTTGTCATGATGTTATAATCTCCTGTATTTGATCAGAATACGGAATAACAAACAAATATTTACTATCGTATGGGGAAATAAATATGTCGTATACGTAGTCTACTGCTTGTTTCCGATTAAGTTTTTCTCTTGCTTCCTGCAATAACCCTGATTGTTTTTCGTAGTCTCCTTTGCTTACTAAATAGTAGTAAGCTTTGAGAATAGGCGAAAATATTTCATAAAAAAGATTCTCTTTCCCCGTTTCCAAATCGACACTTCCAAGAGTATAAATTCTTGCGCAATTAGGAGGAGTTAAGTCTTGTTTCAAAACGCCCTCTTGTTCTCTATAGGCCAACAACATTTTATACGTCCCAAGAAGAAGCTCTGTTTTTTTAGTTTCTATCTCGGACAATGTTGTTGCAGGAATCATTTTCTCCAGACAATAATCATCAACTATGCAGATTTCCTTAAAAACTCCCGATCTGGCGTATTCTTGGAGCACACCATACACCACCTTTCGATTTAGTTTGACGTCATTTTTATAAGTTGGCGTAGGTCTTAGCAAAAAAATTATTCTGATGTCTGCGTCCTTGACTTTTTGAAGCAGACGAAGACTACATGCAGAAACGATGTCTGAGCCATCAACAAATGCTATACAAGAATTGCCAAGTTTATTAAATTTATGAAGATTACACTTTGAAGAGGAATAAAGCTTATCAAAAGATTCTTCTATCTTCTCGGGACTTGTCTCTTTAATTACTACATCAGAGTCATCACGAGAAGACACAAGAAAAACTTTCTTGAGTTCTGGCCAAGACTTTAATTGTTCTACTAATACGGGCTGATTTCCTATTACTACAGCACAACTAGACTTTTTTACCATGTTCTAAAATCCTACTCATCTCTCCAAAATTCTTCCCTATAGAGAGGTTTATAACATACTTTCCAAAATCTGTAGAAGAGAAAATTTCTTCTATCTCTCTTATTTTATGTTTTTCATTCTTGTCAAAATCTAATACAAGACAGTCGTGAATAAGGAAAGCGATATAGCTTCTCATCTTATTCTTTTTCAGACATTCCCAAACTTTTAGTGCCTGCGCAAGAAACAAATCACTCGTTGTGCTTTGGATAAGATAATTAAAAACAAAATGAAAATCCTCTATTTCTATAGTTCGCCCCAAAGGTGTTTCAATCTTTTTCCCGTCCCAATACTTCTTTATTAGTTCTTCTCTGTCAAATATCTTTAAGGAAGCATCTTCTGGGTTATACAGCCAAGAGAAAACTTTCTTTTTTGCTTCTTCTCTGGAAAGTTTACCGCAAAAGAGGTTTTCTGCATTCCATTGGTGGATATCGTGTTGAGGTTGTTCTTTCCCAAACAAATGTAAAATAGTTCTTATTTCAGCTCCATTTATGTCCAATTCGACATAAACATCATTGTTGGGACAAAGAATGTGTCTTTCTTTTTTGGGCAATCTAAGTATCGGAAAAGAACCCGGCCGCTCGCTCAGACGCCCTGTAACAGTACCAAAAAGATTATAGTCTATTCTCTGTAGGCTTTTATTTAAAGCGTTCTTTATGTCTTCGTCCGCTTCTGCACAGACGTTAAGTTTTTTAAAGGCTATGTCCTCTAATAGAAACGACGCCTGTTTAAGCAAATTATAATTCTTTGGCCTTTCGGTCGAATCAATAATCTTTTTTGTTATTTCAGTTCTTTTGGCGGCAAACTCAAGCAAGAAGTCAAAAGAAAATAAATCAACAAAATTCCTAGAAGTTACTTTTACTTTAGCTGTTTTAATTGCACACTGATATGCGGCCCATGTTTCATAAAGCTTTTCCCAGTCTCTCCTTTCCTTTTGCGAACATACGTCGACAACCTTTTTATTGGAACAGTACAAAGCGGCGGAGTCAACACAAGGGAAGGCTCTCGATAGATACCAAGAAAAACTCGGGACTGGAAGATTTCCGGACTCTGAAAGAGATAATACATTAATACTACCATCACAGTAAATAACGTCAGATTCACCGTTTTTAGAAGAAAAAAGAACGTCTATGAAATTCATGCTGCCTTATCTTGTTTCGGCCTCAAGATATCGCATCGCACGGTCAAAGTCAAGTTCTTTTAAAAGAGCACAAGATTTCTCAATAATCTTCTTTTTCTTGGCCAAAGACAGCCCCTTATCCGAATACTCCAGCTTTAACCCAAGATAAAGATTAAACCAAAAACCAACGTCTTTGTCAACATCCTTTTTATTAACGTATTTGCGATAAGAAGCAATAATAACTTCTTTTAGCAAATCCAAGTCTTTATATTTCGCGTCTTCGAAATATTCTTCAAGTACCGAGTTTTGCTCTGTTTTTTCTATAAAAGGCTTTGCCGCATCAGAATAAAGATTAAACATCAATCTCCATGGAGCGTTTTTATCTACAGCAAACCCAAATCGGACAGCACAGCTCTGATAAAGGGGATAATTGTCGTCCGACATTAAAACAGTTTTTGGGTAATCGTCTGAATGAGACTTTTTCATTACCTCTATTCCAAGTCCACTGCAAAGAGGATCACAATACTTGGAATTAATAAAGTCTGTAAACGTAAATGGTAGTTTTGTATTTTCTGAGAGTGCTATTATCTGTCTTGAGAAGTTAAGAAAATCCTTCTTTTTAAAGAACCCATTCTTAAAAGAGTTGTCTACCAAGTTTGCAAAATAATTTTTGTATTCTTGCTCGGGGTTTTTATAACCAGAGACAACTTTTATATCTTTGAATTCGCTTTTATCCAAGCATCCGGCCATTTTAACAAACTCTTTCTTAAAGGATTCGTAAGCCGATACAACAAAACTTACTCCTCTTTCTTTCTTCTTCCCAGAGTCTAAATAAACATCAAACTTATCTTTCTTAGGGATTATAGAAACTCCATTAAAACTCTTTCCATAAACTTGATGCCGATAAAGGAAGTCGATATAATATCCGTTTAATTCAAGTCTCTCGTCAAAAAGAGAAAGATATTCTATTCTCTTGTTAAAAAGAATTCTCGTGGACATGGAGTTTTTTCCATCTGCAACCATATTATTTTTCAACTCCGTCTACAGAGCTATAACTTTGAGTAGAAGAAACATTACCGTCGTCTAGGCTTCTAGGAGTTACAGCTCCCTCTTCTTCCCCGACATTGAACCCAATTACCATTTCCGTCATACATGTCAAATTTGTTTTAAAGCTACTAGGAGTAATCTCACACTCCGTTTTAATTACAGTATAATACCCCAACAATCCAAATCTTCTCGCGTTTGTTTCATTTGCAAGCATTGGAGACGGATGAAGAAATATCTTACTTCCGTTGGTAAAAATGTTATTCCCCATCAACGCCACGTTAGCATCAAAAACGTCCAACAACATCAAACCATCAGAGCTTTCAATGCCTTTTTTAATCTTTGCCATACGAACGCTTCTTAACGCCTCGTCGCTTCTTTGCGCATATTTTATTTCTTCTGTTATGCCCCGATTTCTCCCCTCATAAAGATGATATACTCCATTTTTCTGATCTTTTTCAACATCAATCTTTTTAAAGTGTGCTCCCTCGTAATCAATAGCAAACACAATAAACCACGATTCCTGCTCCGGAGATATTTGTTGATTAGATTCAGATATGACTTTTTTATCTCTCTTCTTGGGAAAAGTTAAAACAGTCGAAGAAAACAAAACTCTTTTGCTTTGAGGATATCTTCCCAAAAGCCCTTTTGGATGATGTAGGCTGGGTCTAATCAGGCTCTGCAAAAGACCAAAGATAAAGTTCTTCAGGAACACAGAGGGAACTCCGGTCTTAATAACGTTTGCTTTAAACCAAGTCAAATAGTTGTTAAGAGATATCGGCAAATCGGCAATAGAAATACTTTTTAACTCTCCTCCGTCGCCTTTTATCGTTATATTCCCAAATAAAATCTTCAAATCTTGAAGAATCTTGGGATTGTTGCCCTCTACGATCCTCATCGCAGCATCAACAAGATCTCCAAAAAAGAAATACTTAATATCAAATCTTCCATTAATGTAAGACAACTCTGGAGATTGGGAGCTTCCTTGCAATATCTTTTTTGCCTGTTCATCATGGTCGTTTGCATCGGAATTTTGATTTTTTGGTATTTTCTCCAAATATGCTTGTTTTTCTTCCGGTGTTAAATCAACCTCAAGATGATACAATACATCCAAAGGCTCCGCTTCAAGAGAATATATTTGATCGTTGCATTTTAACATTTCCAACAAAATCTTGTATGCAGCATATATCTCCTGTTGCCTTAGCTCTTTTATTTCTTCTTGTCGCTTTTTCTCAAGATCCCTTTCTATAGTTCTAATATCAACGCCCTTTTTTTCTGCTTCGTCGTCCAACTCATATGCTTCAAACTTCAATAACGAATTTTGAAACTTCTTATCTGCCTCCTTGATGGAATAGAAAATATCTGCATCGGCAGAATTCATCAAGCCTTCCAAAGAAGAAATAAAATCAAAAGTCATTCTCACATAACCAGCTTGAGCAATCTCCGTTTGATAATTCACAGGAAAAAGCTGCAAGACGATATTGTGAGAATTCAAAGCATCTTTTAATTTCTTTGACAAAAGGGGATTGTTTTGGTCAAAAGACCAGCCAACATGAGCCTTAACTATAAATGGAGGATTGTTCTTAGCACTTATTCCATAATTCCCCAACCAACCCATTGAGGATCTTTGCTTAAACCAAGTAAAATCAGAAAAACCAATTTTATATTCTCCGTCTATTGTCCTCTCTTCGAAAAACTCGTCAAGAGAAGAAAATAATATTGTTAATGACGCCAAGATGTTTCTATCCGACGTCGCAAGGTCGGTTCCCTCATAACTCCATTTAAAAGATTCTACACCCGCTCCTCCTCCTCTTGCTTTCTTGTCTTTAAATATCTTCTCTATGTCCTTTGTATCAATAAAGTTCTTGAAAGTATACTCAACTTCTTTCTTTTTCCCACCTTCCAAAAGAAATACTTTATATAGTCGTATTTTTGGAACCAAACAGCTTTGTTGAGCAGGAGTCATGTTTAATATTTCTTCTGCTCCTTCTCTTCTTAAAAGCTTGGATATAAAGCTTTCTGAGCTTTCATTTGTGGTGAGATATAAATGAGATTTTGATTTATTCCTTGTCTCTTGCTGTTGAATTATCTTGTCGAAGTTGGCTGCAATATATTCCTGCTCTCTAAATCCACGATAAAAAGCTTCTTGAATCTTTTTAACAGCAGAATCAAAAGACTCTTCCTGCTTTTTTCTTTGTTCTATTGTCGCTTCTGCCGCTCTAATGTCCGAATGCTTTATGACATTGGGGTCATAAAGATCACCTACTCTTCTTTCCATCTTTATCCCTCAAACATCATCATAACTTTTTCCAACGGCAAAGGAATATAAACTATTTGTCCAATTGTTAATTGGCAGTCTACTGGAACTTGGTTAAACCAAGCAATCAACCACCATAAAGTAACATCTCCATAGTGTTTATATGCAAGTTTATAATACTTGTCCCCGGCTCTCCATGTATGATTAACAACATCAAGTTCTTTTATTTGTTCTTTTGTCGGATATTTCAGTTGAAGAGTTTTGTATTGTAAAATATGCTTAAGCCCCTTTTTCTTAAGCTCCGAAGCATACATTTCATTTTTGTTGATAACAGGATTTAACCTGCGATAACGAGAGATGGGCATTATTTAACAACCTCTTTATACGATTCTTTGATTAATCTTCTTAGAAAGGATTCTTTTATTTCTTCTTTCTTGTCCAAATCCCATTTCCTGACGATTCCTGGTGTTTCTTTATTATAGTGGTCGGGGTTATGTTGATAAAGAATCTTCACGACCTCAACATGGCCGTTTGCCGAAGCCCATCGGATGGCAGCGTTGTCATCGGCCGAGGGAACAACCCTCTTGTCGGAAAGAAGAATCTTCACGACCTCAACATGGCCGTTTGCCGAAGCCACTCGGATGGCAAGGTTGTTACCGGCCGTTGGATCAACCCTCTTGTCGGAAAGAAGAATCTTCACGACCTCAACCTGGCCGTATTCCGAAGCCCATTGGAAGGCATAGTTGTCATCGGCCGTTGGATCAACCCTTTTGTCGGAAAGAAGAATCTTCACGACCTCAACATGGCCTTTTGCCGAAGCCCATCGGATGGCAAGGTTGTTACTTGTTCTTACGTTCGCACCCTTCCGAATTAAATCTTTTACATATTCGAGGTTGGGAGTTTCTTCTTGTTTTACCGCATCTTTTAGCTTGTTGTTTAGCAAACCTTGCCGTTGAATCTGTTTTTCATATTTTAAAAACTCTTCGGGGATACCACCCTCCGACATCTCCGCCATCATTTCGATGGAAGGATTATACCCGGCTCGAACAATCTTCATTAGCTTTCGGAGTTCGTCGACATTATACGCTTCCGCTTCATCTCTATTGAAAGCCGCAGCAACAAACTTTAGCCAATCGTCATATGTTACTTCCTTCATGTTCTTCTGCATCAAGGAAACATATTTGTTAAATCGGTCTTGACCTCCGATCTCTTCTATTACTTCTCTCGGGGTTTGAAGAAGATTTCCCGTAAATATGCCGCCAGGATATTCGTTCTCTACTGTCGTTACGGTTGTTTCGATACCGTCCCCTTGGTCGACAACAGCAAAGTTAATTCTTGAAAACCTGTTACTTATGACGTCTTCCAAAGGAACTGTCTTGTTTATGACGTTAAAAAAGACGACCCCATCGTTAATCGTATATTGATAGAAATAGTTCTGTCCTTGGGCTGCAATACACCATGGGGTTCCTCGACCCCAATAACAAGAGCCCTCCCTCGACAGCAGACGAATCATGATGTATTCATCGTCCTCATAAAGAGTTTGGAAATGTTCCCCTTCGCCACTTTCGGCTGCTTTATAGGCGGTTTTCTTCTTCTCTTTCCCCTTCGATCTCTCGCTCCGTTGCACGGTTTCGTAATAGTTGATTGCGTCGAAGACTCTTTCAGCCGTTTCGTATTGATTAATGTCTTTCTTTTCCAGCCGAGGACCAATCTGATCGAACTTAAGAAATGCGTCCGCAACAAGCTCTTTGCTCTCGTTGCCTTGAAGAGTTCTTTTTAAAGCCCATTCCAAATACTTCTGTTTGCCCGTCGGATCTTTCGAGGCAAAGAAGTCGATTAGCTCTGTTTGCTCGGGAAGCTTTTCTTTCAGAGAGGAAATTTTATCTTCAAGCAAAAGAACATCTTTAACTTCTTCCAAAATTACATATCTCATTATTTCTTCCCCAACACAACATCTTCTTGAGATTCTTTCACACTATCCCCAACAGAAGAATCTGTTGAAAACTTTTCATTATCTGTTCTTTCCTCTGGAAGAACAATGTATCCAAACGGATACCGATTCCCAACCTTATCATCCGAAAACACAAGAGCCCCATCTTTCGAAGATTTCTTTGTCCATCCTGGAAGATGTGTATGAAGAATATAAAGCATTACAGAAACAGAAATCGTCTTTGGGAACGCCTCTGAGTCAAGAGTGCCAAAGAAAAACCCATCGTCTACAACGGGAGCATAATCTATTGCTCCGTCAATATAACATACAACACCACTTGGGATAAGAGTTGTATTTTTTTCTTCCCCGGTGTCCCCTTCGTTGTTTGTCAAAAAGTTAATAAACTTCGCCTTCATCAGAGGAGGTGCCGAAATCTGTCCGTCTTCATAAACGGGATAAACCATTCTTTTCAAAACACCAATTTTATACAAATTTAATTTTGCTTCTTCTTCGCTTTCTGCAGGAACATTCCAAGAAATTGTAACTGCTCGTTCTGTTCCTTTATATATGCTCATCGCATCCATACGACCATATACCTTATTTTTTTCCCATTCAGCAGTATGTGTATCGCGATAATCAGTCAGAAACGCTTTAAAATCTACTCTTTCTCCCGAAGGAATATGCTGAAATTGGATAATTAACCCTTTCCTCTTTTCAAGGAAATCCGTTCCTTTTACTTCGGGAAGTGATATCTGGTCATTCCCCGTAAGCTTAAGACTTCTTCCATCAGAAGATACGCCGTATTGTTCGTCTTTTTTTATCTCTGTCAACGATTAGCCCTCGTTAGTAAGCAACCGACCTAGAGTCTATTCTAATTTCTTCATTTATTGTGTCGACAATAATCTTCTTAAATACCTTGCCGTCTAAATTGAGAGAAATATGTACCTCTTTCCCACTTCCGCCTCTCTTCGCACCATCAAAATTATTTGAAGTAGAACGAAGGCCAGAAATAGATTTGCCAAAAACCCCCAACAAAGCTGCACCCGGAGCACCTATCATGGCAAACCCGGCCAACGACAAGGCCAAAGCAGACACACCAGAAGCCGTTGAAAGAAGTCCCGCTCCAATATTAAACCAATTCATATTTGAAAAAGAATCAAAAAACTTTAACATCTTGTCACCGGCCATATCGGCAAAGCCGGTTAAAGAATTAACCATCATGCCGATCCCTTCCGCCGCTTCTCCAATACCTTTTGCTGCAACACCAAAAGAAACAAATGTTACAGAAAGAGCCAACAATGTGCCAATAGCCGCTAGTCCAACAGGCCCCATTGCGCCAAGAGTAAACAATAAAATTCCTGTACCTACCGTAAACGCTCCCAATGCTCCTACAACTCCCCAAATTTGAGCAGGGTCTAATTCTTTAAACGAAGCTGCAATATTCGAAATGCCTTTTGAAGCAATCCACACAGACGCACCAATTGCCAAAATAACCCCCGCCATACTCCACAGACTAGGACCAGCCGCTTTAGCTGCAGCCCCGGTGCTAGCCATCCCTCCAGCAACCGTACTGCCGCCAGTAGCAGCGCCGCCCCCCCCAAGAACAGAAGCAATACTTTTTAAATTAATAAATAAACTTCCAAAAAAGCCGACTCCCTTTATGGCAGTTGCAACACCAAAAATGGCCAACAACCCTCCTGGATGTTCAGAAACAAGTGTTTGTATCGTTGTAACTATCTTCTCTAAAGTGGGATAAATTTTTTCTACTAGGGGAAGAATAGTGTTCCCCAAAGAAACCAAAGTGCTTTTAAGTCTATCCGATAGTGTTCTAGCATCTTGAATCAATTTATTCATGTCTGCCTGTTGTTCATTATATTCTTCAAGACCAGCAGAACCGGCATTAAATAGCTTTGCTGTTGTCGCCGTATCTAGTTCCAAAATACCAGCAATGGCTTCTTGTTCTTGACGAGTTAATTGCGAAAACTCCAACCCTGTTGCTTCAAATTGCGACATTAGATATGGAAGTTTTTCATCTAAATCTAATGTTAGCAAATCAACACTATTAACAAGGTTTTGCCCCAACATCGCATTTAATCTACCCGCTGCCGTTGCTGCCCCTTCAAACGTATCAAATTTCTTTGCAGCACTCATCAGATCTTCAACAGAAGTTCCCGCATTCCTCGCCTGAATTGCCATGTTTTTAAACACAGACGTCATTCTGTTCCCGTAACTGGCAACCATTGGAGCTGCGCGAGAGAAAGAAGAAATCATTTCTTTCGGAGGAAGGCCCATGGAAACAGCGGCTTTTACCATGCTCTCTTGCATTTCGAGAGCGCCTTCGGAAGTTTGATTTAATGCCTTTGTCGCAAGATTAAGAAATTCTGCACTTTCTTCGGCAGAAATACCCAAATATTCCAACTTCCCCGTGGACATAATAAGTTGTTGCTGAATTTGAGCCCCTTCTTTTCTAAAGTCCACCATAGAAGAATAAAGAGCGTTAATAGAAGATTCCGCTTGATCAAAGCCAACACCCCAAGCTTGACCTTTTAGAACAACGTCATTCATAACAGGCATAAATTTTCTTCCTGTGCCTGTCAGTTTCGCAATAGAAGCGGCAGCATCATCGGACGCCATAACTGCTTCTTGAAACCCTCTTACAAATTTATTGCTTATGCCCTTGGAGATTTCGTTGATTCCCGAAATTATAGCTTTTCTTTTTCCTGGCTGAGTAAACAAAGAAAACGTTTTAACAATAACTTTATCTAAAAGGGTCATCTCTCGGTTTGTATCCAAGAAGAGATCAAATAATTGTCCATAAGACTCTTTCGATTGCTCTATTAGCTTTATTTTCTTCTCTAAGAGAGGGATAGATTCCTGCAGGGTTTTTAAATCTTTCTTGTTCTTCTCTATTTCCTGCTCTGTAAGCTTATTAAGCTCCTCTTTCGAGGTAAGAATTTCAACAAGCGCTTTTCCCCTGTTCCGAGCTAGTTCTAGTAAATCTTTTTCGTGTTTGATAGAGTTTAGATATTCCGAATTTAATTCTTCTTGAAGTTTAACAGCATTTTGAGATATGGTAGATTTAGTTGCCATTTTTTATTTCCCAAAAGGCCACTTAATACCTGTTGTCTTCTGAAAAGAATCAACAGCCTTTGAAAGCCAAGATTTGCTTGCATATGTCTTGGGATTGTCTAGCCCATATTTTGTTATGGAGTCGACATAGCCCTTTTCTCCAGCAATAGCCTTAGAAAATAAGTCTACTTGCTCTTTGGTCCCTACAATTTTAACAGGAATGGCAAAATCCGACCCAAATAGTCTTTTAAGAATATTCTGTATTGCCACACCAAGAGACCTTGTAAATCTATCCTCGTTTATTTTATCTTTTTCATTTAAATTAATGCGAATTTCTTGTAGTTCTTGGTCTTTTGACATGGACAGTTCTCCCAAAAAGAAAAGATTTCTTTCTCAAATAATTAGTGATTTCTTATTGTTTATGGATGATTAAAGCTGGGAGGGCCACTATTTTTCTTTGGCTTCTCTTCTTCCAGCTTTGCAGATAGTTTCTCGATCAAAAATCTTCTTAATCCAACAGACATATTATAAGACGTTAATATCGAAATATTCCCGTAATATGCCAATAAAAACATCGCCTCCCAAGCCTTTTCCACATATTCATCATTTATTCCAAAAAAAGCTGTGGTCAAGCGGAACCTCCGAGTCCGCTTCGAACCCACAAGAACAAGCAAAATGATACTTTCTCTTAATATCAGGAGCCACTTTAGAATAACAAAAAGTTAAATGGGCCGAGTCTACCATCGGAAGCTTTTCTAATGCTGTACGAAGGAATACGGCAGTCCTGGGGTCATTCTTTGCTATCTTCTCCCCCTTTTCGTTCTCAATGGAAACAACGGCAGTTTCTAGCACAGAAAGATTTGTCAATTCCTTAATCTTTTTTTGTTCGTCTCGGGTTAAAAGCTGAAATTGTGCTTTCCATTTGGTTTTGGGAAGTTCTATTTCATATGTCTTTGGGCCGGTTTTTACAATTACTTCGTCCCCTTCTGGCATACCTGGGGCTAGCTCAAAACTGTCCAAATCTACGGAACTATTAACTCTTTGCCCACAAGATGGACAGCCCAAAGAAAACTCATATTTCGGAGATATGGATTTTGACCGAGAAGCAATAACAATTGCGTTAATATCGGCAGCCAACAGCTCTCTCGGGTTTATGTGTTTATCCACCAAGATATGAGCAAGAAATTTATCTATTGCAAGGTCTTTTTTCCATAAATCTTTGTTGGAAAGAATATCCTCGTCTTTTGCTGTCATATGATAAATTTCAACGAATTCAGCATCTTTCAGAGGGTGCCCCTCTGGATAAAATCTTCCTTTACTTGGGATTTCTATTGTTTCCGTCTCAACAGGAAGATCAAACCATCTTGTTTTTTCTTGTGTTGGCGGAGGGTTGAAAGCTACATCTTCTTCTGTTGTTTTTTGATGCGCTCCCAAAAGTCGTTCGTCGTTTCTTGTTGCCATGTTTTATTACCTTCTGGCGAACTTTCGCCAATGCTCATGCTGCGCTGTCTACAGCCCTTCAAACACATAAAATATATCTCACATAAGTCGGTTTCGTGTGCTATATTTACAATGTGTCGAAGATTTATACTACGACTTATGAAAGAACCGCCGCCTTGGCGGGGATAGCCTGCTGTCAAGAAAGCTCTGGTTCTGGCCTTACGGCCAGAATGAAACTCTCTCATGGGCAGGAATTGAGTAGCCGTGTTAGCTAAGGAGTTCATGGTTTAAGTCTCAAAGGGGACCTAGATTAGCACATTAAATAGGCTAATGTGAGGATTTTAGCAAGAAGAGAAGAAATAAACATTACGGGAAAACGCGCTGACGAGTGGGAGGAGTGTTTAATTCTGCCCAATCGTAAACAATGGTAACTTCCACTTCTGAAAGCTCATCGCTGGAATAATCCAATGTTGAAGGGCTAACTGCCGATATCCAAGCATTGTGGAGCATCCAAGTTTCTGTTTCACCACCTTCCTCATCTAACTGCGCAATCTTTATTAAACCAAGACTTGCCACAGAACGACTTTTAGACATAGAATTGGATAAATCGGATTCGTTAATCGGAGGATGATATCCCGCCTTTGAAATATATTTCAAAAGAGACATTACCGTATCATCACCAAACCCAAAGTCTACAAAAGTAGCACTAATGTCCTGCCAAGACATAATACCAGGGAATTTAAATTTGTGCCCCATGTAGTGGTGTTCTACTGTATTGACTTCAAATTTAGGCTTATCGATCTTTTTTGCGGCAATTCTGGGAACTTCGCTGATGCCCAAATAAACAACCCACCGAAAAGCTCTCTTAGTGTCCGCGCCTATTGCATCACGCCAAAAAGCCATATTATTTCCTCTCCTCTAAGTAATTACAATTAATCATCAAACGATGCACCACTAGAAGTAATGTTAAACTCAACAGCCAGATATTCAATTGCCTTAGCAGGCTTCAAAAGAATCTTTGCATACATGATGTTCCTGTCACGTAAATCAGGAGTCGTAGTGGTTTCGTCAAGAATGATTCTAAAGTCTTCTAGACCGTAGTTAGACTTCACGCTAGCCAGAAGCGGTTCTACTTTAGAGTAAAACTTTTGCCACGTCGCCTGGACGTTATTCTCAAATAAGATTCCTTTGCTTCTTGTCGAAATCTCTTTCTTCAGATAGATCATCAGACGACGGACATTAATTCTGTCCAAAGCAGATTGAGTAGTCTGAAGTGTTTTCTGCCCAAAGATAACAATCCCCTCTTGTGGGAAAGAAGCGATAGGGTTGATATTCACTTCATATAATTTATCTCTGTCTTTCTTGGTCAGTTTCGCACGAACGTTAACAACAGGAATCCCACCCGCACCATCAGTTAGACCACCTCGATTAAATCCAGCAGGAGCAAACCACAGCTTGGAATTCTTTTGTCCATAGGCGAAAGCCCCAATTGCCACAACCGAAGGAGGAACCCACAGAAGAGCGTCGTTAATTGTATCTCTGACTTGCACCCAAGAATAATAGGTGCAACCATAAGAACTATTAATTCCTCTTCCCTGCAGATTAGAAACAACCGTAGAAACAGTCCCAACTCTAGAACTTTCCGAGTCGGTGCTTTCTGCACTAGGTTTGTAATCCCCATTCAGATCGATTACAGCTAGAGAATCTCGTCTTTCTTCGCAGGCATCAATAATATATCCAGTTAGACCTTCGTTAGAAAGACCCGGCATCGACATAATATTGCACTCAACAACTTCGGGATCTCTTACGGAATCAACCGCTCTACGGATTGTGTTGTAAGCGTAGTTTGTTAATTCTGTGCCACCAGTTAGATAAGTATTTCTAAAAGGTTCCTTCTCGGTAACATCTAGACCATCAAATCCACCAAACAGAGGAGCTGTAAATTGATCAAACCCAGAATCAAGAACCGTCTTCCAACCAGCAGAACCAGAGGCAGTATAAGAAGTACCTGCCGTTCTATAAGTCGAAGCATACAGAGCGTTGGTAGAAGATGCCGGATCAACCTTCAAGTTATCCAGAGAGAACTTAAAAGAATGCTCTGTTAGAGTACCATCGGAAAACGAATCTAGATCTGATGGCAGAGGATAAACCAAATCTTTAAAACTCTTCTCAAACTTCGCAGAAGAACCGCTTTGACAAGTGTCAATGCCCCAGTAAGCATCTCTAGGAGAACTAAAATTTCCTGTTAGCCCCGTAGTTCTAAGAGCAACCGAGGGGAAGGCCAAAGAACAAGTAAATGCCGAAATCCCAGAATGTATTGCTTGTGTACCTACTGTTGCATAAGTTGAATGAGGCACGCTACCCATACCTTTAACAAAGGCGGTTGCTCCCGGTGCACTACCGCTAGTCAAAGAAACAGTATTGCAGCGCAGTGGGCCATAGAACCCAAAGGGCAGAAGAGACGCATCTGTTAGACCAGAGTCTACGTCGTCATTCATTACAACATAAACAAATTTGCTTCTATTGGTATAATCACCATAGGTCACATATAGTCTGTTGGTCTCATCCCAAGTTTGATATTTTGTACCAATTTTCTTGGCAACGTAGTTGGGAGAAGAGGGATCAAGATTACAACCCGTGAAGGTCTCTAGAACAACTCTCTTCCCATCGTTATCCGAGCTTTGACGAATGGTTACTGTAAATGAACCATATTGATAATCTAAGTTCTCGCTATATTTGACATCTTCAACAGAGACTTTAATGTTCTTGCTTAGCCATTCGCCACCGTCCAAGCTAACAAATTTAAACAACTTTTGCATATCATCCGGATCGTAAGAGGCATAATCAGTTGATAAATCTTGTGCAAAGAACCACCCGGTTTCAGCTTTTTTAGAACCCATGCGATAGTCTGCACCATCATATGAGCCGCTGCCAAGAGCCATAATAAATCCATAACAATCACCTGCAACAGAACCAGCACCAACTGTATCTTTTAGATGCCTGTCGAAGGTTTGACCAAGCCAATAAGTTTTAAGTCCCGCTGTTGCAATAATGTCGTTATTCACCAAAGTCGGATTTGTATTAAATACTCTTCGAATATATTTCGCAGAATTATCAGAGAAATTAAAAGCCGTGGTCAGAACATCTGTACCAGACGAATTCGCGATTGTAGCCTTAAATTCATAATTTCCACCTTGAGATTTCACAAGAGCAGCAGCACCAGAGCCGGAAGCACCTACAACGGTGTCATTCGGCATCGTACCGCTTAGGCGAATAGAGCCCTCATCAAGATAAAAAATCGCAGCTAATGATGCACTTCCGTGATTTGCCACAGAACTAGAAGCAACAACAAATAAACCATAGGCTCCGCCATTGGTCGCTTGGTCTACTGTAGGCTCTACCAGAGCCGTTGCCCAACCCGCCTCTCCGTCCGCAGTAGCGTTGGTATGCTGTTCGCCTAGCAAACGAACATAAGTAATGGGAGATTCGTTTTTCAACCACGCCCAAGCAGCATAAGCGCCGTAAGTAGGAGCTGTATAATTACCATCTCTCCATACGTCACCACCCTTACCACCGGCAATAGGATTTCCAAAAATCTCCACAAACTCCGAAAAAGAATTAACTTTTACCGGACGCATACCAGGACCGCGTTCTGCACGACCGATGATTGCTGGACCAATAGGAACCCCGGTTTTGGAAACCTGAGAATTATCGGTCTCTTCAATCATAATCGCCGGGGAAATAAAGCGGAATTTATCAATCGCCATAAGTTTTTCTCTCCTCTGCGCTCAAAGCTCCAATCCTTTTTAAGATTGGTCATAGTAAATAGTTGATTTCTTGGCCAAAACGCGGAAGAAATAAGAGAAGTTTAATTTTCTTCGTCCTCATCCCAATCTAACATTACATATTCTCTAGGAATCTTGACTTCTACGATACTTTCGCCTCTTTTAATTTTAGGTGTCTTGCTGTTTTCCCCTGCTTCTGTAATGTAACCTATTGTTTTTACAGTAATTGTTGTCTTAAAGAATCGCTCTTCTTCTTTAGTTCCCTCCGCATTATCTTCCGTTGGAAACTCTTCTGGTAAGAATCCTTCATATTTGTGTCCTTCTCTGCCAAAGACGAAATAATTAATACTTCCCGGTTTTGATAAAAACGGTTGTACCAATGTGTTCATTTGCTGTATATGGCTTGTTTTTATTGATATTTTATATTCTATGTTGACGTAGGAAAATTGGGGTAGGTTTATATATTCATACAATACCTTCTTTGCTCTATTCTCCGGATACCAGAAGTTTATTTTTCCATACTCGTCCAAAGACTGTTCATTTCGATGATTTGCGGTTTTCTCGTGTTTTATGCGTCTTTTAAAACGAGCCACTCCGCCTTTTTCATCAGTATTTAAATTCGCAAAGAATTGGCCTTTTTCCGTAAGACTTCTCCCTATATCCCCTCTTCTTACCGATATTAACGGAAGTTCCAAAGAACCAGAAGACTCTCTTAAATCTTTGTTATTTTTTATATGGAAAACTCGCTCAGAATCAGACCAGATAACGGGAGTTTTTTCCCATCCATCTTGTGTGTTGCAAAAAAGGTCGAGTTCTTTATCAACCCAGTCATAAAAGGCCCAGTCAATGTTTTCTAGTGTTGATGGCTGAACTTCAAAAATTTCTTCTTCTTTCTTTTCTTTCTTCTTTTGGCTGTTATTGAAAGACGGCTTTTTTCTTCTTGAGTGAGTGTATGAAGGGGAAGCTTCCCCAGCCGTTATAACCGTTCCAGCGGAAGATAAAACAATCTCGCCGATGCTCTGCGCCAGCGCGCCGGTGGAGACGTTCGAGACGACGGTGCCGGCGGCTGATAGGAAGATGTCGCCGATGGAGTTGGAGAAGGTGCCGGTGGACGGGACGCTTTCGCGCAGCAAACAAGCGATAAGCGCCCAGTCCTCGCTCGCATGGTTGATGCCGGCAGTCCAATCAGACGACACAGACAAATTATATTCTTGAGCTGTGATCCGAGTGCCGTTGTCTTGGTTCCCACTTAATGTACCGTCGATAGCCGTAACGCCAGAAATATCACCTTGCCCAGACGCCACCGCGCAATAACCCATACCGGCGCCAGTGACAGTAAGAACCGCTGACGCCGGCGTGCCGGTGCCAGAACTGCCAGTGTATGACGACAACACCACAGGATAACCGGAGTTAGAATAGAAGTGCAGCGTCCTAAACCCCAAAGTATTAAGCGCAGTGTTTGGGATATTAAGTGTCCTAGACCCCGTTGTGGTCGTCGTCGTCCACCAAAGTTCAAGCACTCCCTCCGGGGAAGACGCGGCCTTTCTTTGCGTGTCGATTTGTGTAAACGTGTCTAACCCATCAGAAAAATACGGCGCTCCTCCTGCTCGGCCGGTCGCGCCTTGCGTATTGATAAAACAAAAAATGATTCTTGTCGCTGCGTCTATGATCGTGGTCATTGACAAGGGGTTTGTATTCCCATTTGGAATTCCGAGCAAATTGCCTTCTGCCTGAAAAAACGCCATCTTCTTACGCCCCCGGCGCCGTCCAGGTCCATGTGGTCACAGTCACCGTCTGCCCGGCCTCGATGGTGACGTCGTCAAGCGTCAAGTCGCCGCCGTCGCCGGTCGCGGTCACGGTGCCCTGTGCGTGGCAGGTCGTACCGTCGCTGGCGTAGAGCCGCCAGTGCGCAGCCGTGCCCGCCGCGTCGGCACTGGTATCGCTCCAGGTGCCGGCCTTGACCTTGCTGCCGCTCGACGCTGCCGCCATCCAATCGGCCGGCAGAGTGATGATCGCAAGCACGGTGCCGCTGTCCGCCGTCGCGCAGTCTGCGGGCTGCGCACCGGTGCGGATCTTGAGCACAGGAGACGCACCAACCGTCGTCTCAATTATATCTAAAAGTGCATTTCGTACCGTATCCGAATACTGTTGTGCCAATCATTTATCCTCCCAAAACTTAATCTTCGTTATCTTCGTTCCAATCCAACATTACATATTCTCTAGGAATCTTAACTTCTACAATGCTTTCTCCTCTTTTTATTTTTGGTGTCTTGTCGTTCTTTCCCGCTCCCATGATATATCCAATTGTTTTCACAAGAATCGTTGTTTTAAAAAATCTCTCTTCTTCTTGGGGCTTTTCTGAATTTCCCTCCGCAGCATATTTATCCGGCAAGAACCCTTCATATTTATGCCCCTCCCTGCCGAAGACGAAGTAATTAATACCTCCCGCCTTAACTAGGAAAGGTCTTATTAGTGTGTTCATTTGTTGAATATGACTTGCTTTTATTGATATCTTATAGTTTACCACAAGATATACCGGCTGCGGCATGTTGATATATTCATACAATACCTTCTTTGCTCTATTCTCCGGATACCAGAAGTTTATTTTTCCGTACTCATCCAAAGATTGCTCGTTTCTGTGATTTGCTGTTTTCTCGTGCTTTATCTTCTTTTTAAAGATTGTTACTCCGCCTTTATCGTCGGGATTAAGATTGGCAAAGAAAGGGCCTTTGTCGGTAAGACTCTTTGTAAAAGAATCTCTTTTTACAGAAATAAGAGGTAATTCAAGAGTTCCCGACATATCTCTTAGGTCTTTGTTATTTTTTATGTGATAGGATCTTTCCGCGCTCGTCCAGATAACAGGAGTTTTTTCCCATCCGTTTTGTGTATTACAGAAAAGGTCTAATTCTTTATCAACCCAATCAAAAAAAGCCCAGTCAATGTTTTCTAAGGTTGAAGGCTGAACTTCAAAGACTTCTTCGGAAGTTGGTTTTTTTTGAGATACTTTTCCCATTTATCTTACCCTCTTGTCCACTATCCCAAAATCACTTCCCGACTTTTCCCTCGTTTGCTCCCAAAACTCTTCTGGTGGTTCGCCATATCTAATTATGTAAACAGGTTTATATTTATCCTCTGTCGAAGCTTCAATTTCCACAATAGACAGAATCCTATTTCTTCCAGAATATCCAACAGGCTCCATAACTCTAAAGTTCGTATCTCCTGTATATTTTCTTGGAGAAGAAGATATTTTTTTAAGAATGGTAGAAAATTTATTTATGTTGTCTGCATAGTTTTTTTCTGCTTCTTGGGGAGACTTTACAAATTCTTGTATTTCAGAGTAGTCGTAATAAAGATATCTACTCTTTTCGTGTGCAAGAATTCTTTCATAATAAGAAATAATTGTTCTGAAAATTAGTTCCTCGTGTTTTCTCAAATATTCTTCAAATTTCTTGTTCCCATAGTCTTGCGTAACTTCTTTATACTTTTCCAAAAGCTGCTTAAATACATTTTCTACAATTTCTTTGCGATAATCTTCATATTTTTTTATATTCTCTAGTTCGTGAACAGTCCCATAAAAGTAATCGCCACTTCTCACGGATTTTGATATTGTTGAACCCAAGATACTTTTAATATCGTCTTCATCTGGTAATGCCGACTTAGGTTGTACTAAAGCAGAAATAATGATCCTATTTCCTCCATATTTAGCTACAGTTTGCTGGCCAGCTATTCTTGCTGTTAAAATGTTATTTGTGAAATAAGCTCCACCATAGCTATGCCTCGAAGGAGTATGAGTTTCCGCTTGAGGGTCGTCTTCCCAAGTTTTTTCTTTTGGGTTTGGGACCAAACCGTTGGTTAAAATAGAATTTAAAAACTTTGAGGAAGTGCCGTGAAAAACAACTTCTCTATTTTTAGTTCTACGCTCTTTAAGAACTCTTTGCGTTTCCTCTCTTATAATCTTCCCAAGATGTAAAGAAAAATTACTTAGCATTGAACACACCACTTCGAGCACGGACACATTTTGCCGCTATCTCTAGTTTATAATCTGTCTGTCCAAACAGTTGCTTTGGTTCAGACAGGGATACGATCTCATAATAATTGTCACCATACTCAAGAAAGTCCCCAACACGAACAAATATATTTTGGTCTTCTGTCAATCTCCTCTTGTGGAAATGTACAGTTACTTTTGTTCGTCTTTCTGGGCCAAATTCGTCTTCTCCTGTATAGCCTGGATCTTCCCATTCCAACAAAACAAATACTCGAACAGGAGGAAGGAATGTTTTATTTATTGCCTCGCCATAAAGCGGATGAAAGTCTGTTCTTTCAACATCTATGGCATAATACAAACACGCCTGGCCCAACATCTTCTCCATTATTTCGTTGGTTAATTGACGTTGGAAGTTTCTTTCCTTCTCGCCAAAAAACAACGGAGGCGGAGCTTGAGGGACGGACCATTTGTTATCTTTTTGAGACATTATTGTTCTTCTTTACCCCATGAAAATAAGAGTCGGAACTTTGGACAACGAATTCTGCAGATCATCGTGAGCTTTGGAATCCTTCTCGCTAAGAGCCGCATAATCCGTTTCTTCAAGAACCTTCAACAACTCTTCTTTTAGTTTTTCTTTCTCTTGCTGAGCTGCCGACAATAAAGCCTCTCCATTAAGAGTTATACTATCTCCCGGAATAGGAATTGCCGACATCTTGCTTCTAACATATCCAAGAGTTTCTTTGCTCAAAGCAAGAGCATAATTTCTAATCCACATCTTGCCCATAGAGTTAATATTTTCATATGGTATGTTGGCAAACGGCATGGTGTTGATGTTGTTCACACCATCTATTTCTTTCTGTGTTGCGGAATCTGCGCTAGCCCAAGGAGCATTATCTTCTGGAACTATAAACTCAAACCACATCTTTGTAGGAGAAGATGTTGTAGGAATAGGGAACAAACGAACTTTATTATTTCTTATCTCGTAAGAATAGTGTGAAGTTCTGTTCCACAATCTATCTTCCAAAGACATCACTCTTAATTTCATTTCCCAAGAAGGCATAATTTCAAAAGATGTCTCGCTTGAATAGTTGTTATAAGACATGAACCCAGCAACGGTATTTAAACCGCCATAAATGCCGTATAACGACCAGTTGGCCATACCTGTTTGATAATGAATTTTCTTGATAAATACTCTTTTGTCTCCGACAGTCCCACTAAAGTCCGCCGATGCTTCTAAGATTGCCTGAAGATCATAATCCTGTTGTCCAGCAACAATGTCAATAGAAGCAGAATAAACAGTTTTGTAACCCCCAATGCCAACCATCTCCGAAAACATCTTTGACATACTGTTGAGATAGCCAAAGTTGTATTTAATGTACTTTAGACTTGAGCTGGCTGGGGCCCCACCAGAGCCCGTAACCTCTCCCATATGGTCAAAAGAAGCTGTCGCCCCGCCCAGAGCAGAACCCAATGTGCTTCTGGCCTGATAAAGATTAACAAGATAAGAATATTCTAAACAAGACTCTTCATAAGCTGCGAATACCGAATATTTATCAATTTCCAAATCGAGTGTGTTGCCGCCCATCCTTTGAAAGGTAAAAGCCACCTGAGAGGCAGCCCCTCTCTTGAACTCATCGCTTGAATAAACCCCAAAGGGCAGTGGATGTGTTACGGTATTAACGTCCGTATAAGATGCTGTTTCTGGTAAAACAACAGAACTTACGGAGCTTGTGGGATACAAATTTGTGGTCATTTACAAAGACCTCCAAGAGACACTTCGTTCATAATAAATAGTTAGTTTCGCAAAGGATTTCGACAAGAAGACAATAAAAAAGAAGAAAGCCGCATTAATCGCGGCTTTCAAGGGAGAGGTGGGAAAGGGTTTAGAGGATTGCCTTTTTTCGATCTGGCTCAGAACGAACGCTGTAAAAGGCTGTTTACTTAATTATTTCCTCTCCTCTCCGGTGGGATGTTTACAACGTCCTCATTCTAACTAGAGAGCACCTTCAGTTTTTTCGTCTTTTTTGCCTCATTCTTCGGGATAACCAGCTTTAAAATGCCATAATTATATGAAATTTCTGCCTTTTCTAAATCATAAATATTTTCTGTGTCGTAGTAAGATGTTTCCAACTTTGTGGAAAGATTAGAAATCGGTTTTTCTCCAGGATCTGCCTTAATTATCATCTGGTTCCCTCGAACCTCCACGGAAATATCCTCTTCCCGAAGGCCGGGAACAGCATATTCAAGAATTTTCTTGTCCGCTTCTTCTTTTGTGAAATAATCTTTGTACTCTTGGACCTTTTGAAAGGACCACTGTACTGGAGCGTCAAATAGTTCATCTTTAAACACAGGCCAAAAGTAATTCATAGGATCCATTAGTTTCATTAGTGAGTTGTTTTTCATAGTTTTATCCTCCGTAGGTTTAGCCTTTTCAAGGCAACGGAAAGATAAACATAAAATTTTGATTGTCAAGCAAGAAATTAACGAACAAACCCAAATCTCTTTAAAAATTCTCTTTCTTTCTGCAATTCCTCTTCTGCTAACTGAGAAAAAGACACCAAGCAAGAGGGGAACGGAGCCCCCGTCTTCATCTGAACCCCATCCACAACAAACTTAATCCTTCCTGAAATAAAACAAATGTGCTTTGCGTGCTCAAACACCTTCTTAAAAGCTTTTGTGTCTGTTCTTGCTGGAGTAAGCATTAGAACTCGATAACATCTTTTATTTACGACTTCATCAATTGATTTTTCTACCCACTTCTTTAATTGGCTATAAGGAGGATTTACGAAAACCTCATGCCCTTCCCAAGGAAATTCTAGTCCATTTGTTCCGTTTTTTGTACAATACAAAGAACATTTTGCATTTTCTGATGTTGCACAAGGATCAAGAGAAAATCCATAAAACTCATCCAAATTGGCAAACATCTCATCAGGAGTTCCATATTCGTCGTTTTTATGCGAATGAACTAGTTTTTTTGTTCTCTTGTCCATTTTATACCTCTTCAATTTCGTCTTCTGTCAAGACGATAAAAACTTCTTTATCTCCGGATTTAAACTTTACCGTAAAAAGAAACTTTCCGTCCCCGTAGTCCTGCCCAACAACTACGCCATATCCGTTTAGAATTTCTTCTCGAAACGGAAGATAACAAAGATTATTAAATTTTGTTATTTGAACGTTTTTCGTCTTTACAACAGCATCCAGCTTAATCGGACAGAACCTGCTGAATAAGGCGTCGGCATAATCTTGAACTTTTTTCAAATCGTAACGTAATACACCGAGAGTTCTTAGTTTTTCGTGCGTTTCTACAAGTTCATTTAGTTTTACGAAAGAAGGATTATTTACCATAAATCGTGTTCTGCCTTTCTGTTAGTTTTATAAAAACCTCGTCAAAAGACACAGGTTTAAAACCATTCGAATCGACCCCAGCATGATACCTCAAAAGGCTGGCATCTGCAACAAGTTCTTTGTGTGTGTGGCCATAAAGGTGCCAAGACTTAAAATAATAACTCTCCCACTCTTCCATCGGATAATGGAAAAGAATAACTTTCCTAGTTTTGCCTTGACTTGCAAAGTCTCTTGCCAAATATGGCTGAACAGAAAGAAATTGATAAAAAAAGTTGTGGTCCTTAATCAAACGTCTATCATGATTCCCGATAATTAAATGTTTCTTGCCGTTCAGCCTACCGATGATTGACAATGCTTGTTGAACACCACAGAAGCCAAAGTCCCCAAGATGAAAAATATTATCTTCTGTTCCTACAACAGAATTCCAGTTTTCTATAAGCTTCTCGTTCATTTCTTCTATCGAAGAAAAAGGACGGCCTTTTCCTAGATGCAAGATGTTTCTGTGCCAAAAGTGGGTATCGGAGGTAAAGAAGTCCATTAAGCATTTCCTACTTATTGTGGATTGGGAACCTCTGGAAATAAGAGGCCCAAATCTCCCTCGCACAATTCACGCGCCCGGTTCTCTCGGGAAGAGCCTTCTGGAGGGCTCGACGAAGGGAATACTTTCGACCCTTGTTCTTGTCGAAGTTGTCCCAAGCCACGCACATCGCCTTCCCCTCGCCAAAGGGAGTCTCAGTGTTGTCCGAGCCCACAAGAAACACCTGGCACTCCGTAGAACCGCCATGATTTCGAGTCTTCTCCACCACCTGCCCCGTCTTGGGGTCTGGCGACTCATACTTCTCGAACACCCGATTGTGCTTCCACAGAATACGAATCTTCTCACCAGTGCTCAGCATCACATCCAGCATCTTCCTTCTCCTTGTTTCCGCAACTGTTTGTTTTTCGTAACCAACTACAGAAAGGTTAACAAACTTAAGGGATTTTGTCAAGCTCAATCTTACATCCAACATCTCTTAAAAGCCTCACGACCTCAACATGGCCGTTTTTCGAAGCCAATTGGATAGCCTGATTCTCATAGGCCGTTGGGTCGACCCTCTTGTCGGAAAGAAGAATCTTCACGACATCAACATGGCCGTTTTCCGAAGCCCATCGGATGGCATAATTATCAAAAACCACCGGATTAACCCTCTTGTCGGAAAGAAGAAATTTCACGACCTCGACAAGACCTTTTCCCGAAGCATATCGGATGGCATAGTTGTTATCGGCCCTTGGATCGAACACCTCCATCGACAGAATTAAAGCCGCTTCCTTGTCTTTGCCTTTTTTGCAAAGCTCCCAAAAAAGCCGCTCTCCTCTGTTTTGTTCTCTTCTCATTTTAAAAAGTTCCCAAGCTCAATCGTTGAGCAGAACTTTCTTTTTTCTCTCTTGCGAGAAATTCTCTCCCTCAATCTCTTTTAGCGACTTTTTAGGACGAAATTCTCCACAAAAATCACTCGGATCCTTCAATACCTCTGTTGGATATCTTCTGCACCATTGTTCACGATAAAACCAGCAATTATCACAACACTCTTTCATTGATTTTTCCCCAGGTTGTTTTCAACAATAATAATCGGCTCTCCCGCAGGAGGACCATAAGACTTGGAATTATTCCAATGATCGTAATTAGCTCTATCCACAACCCAAATCCTCTTAATGCGAATTGAGTCGGGAACGGGAGCCCCTGTATCCGTCAAAATAAAACAAGCATCATATCCCGATTCAACTGCCCACTTTGAGCAGTTATTAAAATCGGTTCCGCCTGCCAAGGCCCGGAACGGCTTAACCTTCTTATTCTTTTCCCATCTAAACAAACTCTTTGTCTCAACCTCAACGTCAAAAGGAACCACATCAAACTCCACAAACTTCGCAAGACTATCCAACTCACCAAAGAACATAGAAAGAAGTTCGTCTCCCATCGAACCAGATTGGTCCATCAACACCGCGATTCTTGCCGTATGTGTAAACTTCTTCCCTGGAAACATATACGGCATTCTCTTATTAATCTTTCTGATAGTCGACTTCTTCTTTGCTCTAACCGCTCCCATAACAAGCATTCTCACAACATCTTGCCATCTTACCGAAGAATCAAGGTAATCGTTGATTTCTTTTTGAATTTGCGCCGGGATGGAGCCCCACGAATGGTTAATTGCGTTCCGCTTTCCCTCTCGCATTGCCTTTTTAATTTCTTGCTCTGCGGCAGAAAGAAGGTCGGGCGGGAAGCCGTCTGGAAACTCTGTGATGTTTCCGTTCTCGTCAACTCCAAAACAAATATGTGAAATACCCTTGAACTTCTCTAGAATACTTTCCTTATTGGGATCTCTTTGCAGCATTGCATAATATTGCTCTGCTGTAAGACCAGACGGATAATTTAAGAAGTCCCTCTTTCCTGGGATAACCCAATCGTCCCTCATTTCATCCGCTTGAAGAAAAGAATTCACAGCCAAGTCCAAGCAAATGTTCCAAATCCTTGGTTCAATCTTCTTTTTTTCTGCGCTTCTGCGCGTAATATGCCCAAGAAGAATATGATAAAATTCATGCTTAAAGACACCGATCCTTTGCTTGATTGTAAGCTCATTCATGTAAACATTATTAATCACAAGCGAAGGGCGGCCCGTCTTTTTGTTTAGAGAAACACCAGCCGTTGGAACTTCGGCCCAATTGCCTACATATTTATCCACCCCCAAACTAAACCCAGCAAGAAAAGGTTCAGCTTGATAATAATGCCCAAGATCAGTCTTGAGGTTAAAAAGAGGAACCGGCTTATCTTCGGGAGAATACATTTTAATTCTCACTTGATAGCAGAAAGCTCACGACCAAGGACGTACTTCTGATAAATCCTTTGCATCTTCAACTTTTGACCCTCAATGGTCGCCTCATTGTTCGAAATAGCCTTCGTCAGGTCAAAATTCCACTCGCCTCCAAAAACAACCTCATCCCAGAACTTAAGGAAGATTTCCGAAGGCATTTCTAGAAGAAGATTGGAAACATTTTCCGCTGTCTTCTGCTTGTTGTTCGCAAACTTCTTGTGCAAAAGCTCTTTGGTAGCTGGATCCTTCCAACGATCAATATGATTGTTCCACTCGCTAACATTGAACCTTTGAACCTTGCCAAAAGCAACCTTATCACCATTCAGAATATCTTCCGGCTTAATCACCTTGTTCTTAGCGTCTGCCACCCAATTCTTGAAAGAATTTGCAGCCTCTTCTCCAACGAAACCATTCGAAATAAGAAAAATCTTTGTCAAGTCTTCTGAATTGTTTTGTAGAGCACTTTCGAGAATCTTGGAGTTCTTAGCAACAACCGTATTCAGACGATCCCACGACCGACGAGAAGGGTAAACCTTCCCCGGCTTCATGTTCTTGGTAACTTCAAGACACTCGGGGAAATTCTGCACGAATGCAAGGATTTCTGGATGAATCCCACCTCGCTCGCGGCCCCACTCAACCCAATCCTCAATGGTCGGATTAAGATCAAACGTCACCCAACGGTCCAAGAAAGCAGGGTCCATGGAGTTAACATTATAATTATTTTCGTTCTCTCCGCCATTAACACAAGAAATAAGCACCGTCCTCGGATGAAGAGTATATCCCGCAAGAGTGCGAGAATCACCAAGCTCAAAGTAGCCCTGAGACACCTCAAGTGTCGCACGATCAATTTCGTCGATCAACAGAACCGTTGGCTTTGTGCAAGCCTCCATAAACCAATCTGGCGGATAATATTTTGTGGTGTTGTTTGTGCGATCCCTAAAGGGAAGTCCTAGCTGATCCCCCTCTGTTTGCTGTGAAGCTCGCCGTGTAACAAATCCATATTCCATTTCATTAATGGCATAAAGAAAATTCACAAGTTCCTTGGCCCACGAACTCTTTCCAACTCCATGCTTTGCACGAAGAAGAATGGGAGGAGGATTATCACAATTGATAATCGGAAGAATGATATTCAGCAGCATCTTGAAAGAATACTCAATCATTTTATTTTCCTCTTCTTAGAACGCTAAAGTTGAGCAATAGTAACAGATTTTATTCTTTAAGTCAAGCGGGAAATTTACATCCGGCATCTTTTAAAAGCTTCACGACCTCAACATGGCCTTTTGCCGAAGCCCATTGGATGGCATAGTTGTTACCGGCCGTTGGATCAACCCTCTTGTCGGAAAGAAGAATCTTCACGACCTCAACATGGCCTCTTTCCGAAGCCCCTCGGATGGCAAGGTTGTTATAGGCCGTTGGATCAACCCTCTTGTCGGAAAGAAGAATCTTCACGACCTCAACATGGCCGTTTCCCGAAGCCCATTGGATGGCACAGTTGTCATCGGCCGAGGGATCGAACACATCCATCGACAAAATTAAAGCCGCTTCCTTATCTTTGCCTTTGTTGCAAAGCTCCCAAAAAAGCCGCTCTCCTCTGTTGTGTTCTCTTTCCATTTCGGCCGAGGATAACAAAAATAAAAGAAGATGTCAATCCCCTACTGTATATTTTGAAAATGTTTCGTTAAGCTGTTAAGTTCGCTCTTTAATCCAGTTTAATTTATCTTTCTTTTGAAGATTTTCTATTTGCCACAAAGGTTGAAGGTTTGTATAATGAAAGCATTTTTTTGAAACTTGTATTTTAGTAGTCATTATCTTCTATTTCATATCCCCTTAAAGAGTCGTTTAGTTGTCTGTTTACTTTAATAAAAGTAGTTCTCCTGGAGGCCTCTTTTATATTTTCAGAACCGATATAGCTTAGATAGCTTCTTAAACCACCAAAAATATCTTGTAAAGTGTTTTTAAGATCCCCTTTATAGGGGATTAAACTACATTTTCCTTCTGCTGTTTTATATGAAGCATTTGTGCCAAATTTATTCATGGCAGTTTTAGAAGCCATGCCATAAGTTTTTTTATATTTTTTCCCGTCTTTAATAATAAGTTCACCGCCAGACTGTTCGTGTGCAGCCAAAAAAGAACCAAGCATAACCATATCTGCTCCTGCTCCAAAAGCCTTACAAATACTTCCTACAGAGTTCGCTCCTCCATCGCTGCACAAATAAGCCCCGCGTTGTCTAGCCGCGTCTGAAGATTCCAAAACTGCTGTTAACTGCGGATAGCCGACTCCCGTTATAAGTCTTGTCACACAATTTGATCCGCTGCCAATTCCGCACTTAACAATATCGGCACCGGCTTGTACTAATTGAGTCGTAATTTCTGGAGTTACCACATTGCCTGCCATAACTATTGGCGGCAGAAGGTTGTTAAGTTGAAAGAAAGAATTTTCTTTAACACTATTAACAAAATCAATAAAACTTTCTTGATATCCGTTAGCAACATCACATATAATTTTTAGTCTTAGATTAAAATTTGTTTCTGCTATTAACCGAAATAAGTTTAATAGTTCGGTTTTTGAACGACCAATAGAAAACCAAATATAGTTTAACTCTTCTGGCGAAGAGGAACTAATAAAATTAACAAGAGAGTTCCACTCTTCCGAATTTGGGATTAGATAATATTTATGCAAAGCTGTAAAACATTTGTATTTCCCCATAACTTTCGCAGTCTCAATATTCCCTGTTTGGTCAGAGTTGCTAGAAATAATACCAATCCCGGAAAAAGCAGGCGAACGAACATCAGATTTGTTTTTTGTTTTAAACGTCCGGATTAAATCTTCTTCTGTGATTTCCGATCTTGTTTTAAGATGAGAGATTTTTGGCTTGATTAGAACATCACAGAAATCTAACTTAACATCCGTTTCTACGTTGCTCATTTAATTCCTTTTAAAAGTTTCATGCCTTCTTCCGAGACATAAAAATATTGAGAAGCCGAAATACCTTCATTGATTTGTTTGCCTTCGTACATAAGTCCAAATTTACACAAAATGCAACAAGAAAAATAGTCATCCGAATCAATACCCGCACAAAACATATTTCTATAAAACTTCGGATAACCTACAGAGTGTTTTAAGATGTGGAGGTGTTCTTCGGGAAGAGACATGCTTTCAGACACTTAGTACCTCTTTTAAATTAACGGAATCGTTGAGATATCTTCGAGATGAGCAAGAAGAAGATTAATATTTCTTTTTGCATTTTCTTCGTACATTTGTTTGAACCCTGGCAAATAGAAAATATCTTTTGAAAGTAAAGACTTTAGGAACTGGAGTCTACCAGTAATATATTCCTTGTCGGTCAAGAAAACGTATTCTAATCTAATTTTATTTTCATAATCTAGGATTTCTTCTGCGGATTTGCCGAATACAGAATAATCTAAATCATGTAAAAGCTTTTTTGGATGTGTATTAATTATTGCTCCCATTTTAGTAGATAAAATAAGCTCCTTCGTTATTGAAGAATTTACTTCCAAACTACTTTGAAATTCATTATCGTCTTTATGAGGATCATAAATATAATCGTGGTATAAAATTGCTTCAATTAATGCCTCAGATATAGCATTAAGACTTGCAATATCACAAATATTTTCAATTTCTTCTTTTGTTGGTTGGTAGTTCTGATATTCTACGAGCATATTTGTAATGTGAGTTAAGTTATGGTATGCTCTTTCTGGTTGAGTATATTCCCAAACGTACTTAGAAACATCTCGGACTTTCTGCAAATATGCTCCACGCGCAAGTTTATTTAGTTTTTCTAGAGAGTTTTTGTTTTGAAGTAAAATTGCTATGTTCAAAGGAACAAACTTCTTCACCAAGAAATACCAATTTTCATCGGCTTGGTATAAAGAACGTACAAGAGAAGAACTTACATTTTCAAGTTCTGCGGGAGAATCAATAAAAATTGTGTTTGCCTTAAGACCCAAAGAGAGATTAATTTTAGCCATTGTGTGTTCATATTCAAAATCAGAAGAATTTCTGGCACCTCGAATGATAATATCTGCTTTAAAACTATTCGCAAATTGCGTGAGTAGTCCTTCAAAAGACAGAACTACAACATTTTTGAATTGGCGACAACAAAACATAACAGATTGCTGCCGTTCCGCTGGGGTTAAAAAATTCTTTTTGTCTGCATTCTGCCCAATCGCCACAAAAACCTTGTCAAACAACTTGCTGGCCTGCTCAACAATAAACAAATGTCCATTTGTGAATGGGTCAAATGATCCTGGATAAATGGCGGTTGTCATCCAATAGCCTCTTTTAAGTTGCAATACAGTATGTTTGGATCGTTTTCCGACAGGCCAGACATTTGTCCATCATTTAACTCGATTATAATCCATTTGTTTTCCGTTGTCAATCCCACATCAACAACAAAAAAACAATCTCCGTTGCATTCCGTAATTCTTTTAGCCGCTTCTTCAACTAAAGAAGAAGCTTTTGCCAAGTCAAAAGAAACTAATTTGTCTTTAACATCGTCATAATAATTTGACCAATAAAATCCACTTGATAAAATCTTTGTTCCATAGACAAAAAATCTATATTCAACAGTAATAGGTAAGCCGTGCGTCCCTTCTGCTAGTTGAATCAAAGGAACATATTCTCTTGCATAAATATTTTGTGAAGAGATGAAAGAGTCGTCAAGCAGTTTAGTATAGGTTTGTATTGCTTCTTTTTTATTCTTGGCATACATGTGAGTATTCCAAAGAAACTTTTTGGAATTTGTTTCGCCCTTTAAAATCACGGGAATGTCTGGGATAGCAGAAATGTCAAACCAAGTCTTTGGAGTTAAGTCTTCTAGGGTATAATACCAATTTTGTAAATCTGCGATATATCTGTGTTGTTTGAAAGTATTTACAAGCCTAGACCTTTGACTCAAAAGATCGTTTTCTAGCTCTTTATAAAAGGGTAAAACAGAATATCTTCCTATAACGAGCTTTTCTCCAACGTAAGTTCTGCTTTCTGTGACATCAAAATGCTTCTTGCAAACTGCTAGCTCTTCTTCTGTTTCGCGAGAGTTACGAAATAAAACAACTGAGCTTTCAGACATTACATTCCTCACAGAAGTTTTAAATGACCCGTAACTTTGTCTATATCTTCCGATTTATTTGGTCCTATTGCAATACAAGTTGAAGTAGGAACCCCGTGGAATTCTGTTGCTCCCGAGTCAACAATTAAAGAAACAGTTAAATTTGCTAGTCTTGCGTAATCATATATTTTCATTAGTTCTTCTTCTGAGTCTACAGATACAACAATTTTCGTAAAAGAGCCATAAATCCACGCTCTTTCTTCTTCGGTCCATTGAATCCAATGAAGAGACGATTTGGTGTTTTGGATTTTGTCTGTCAAAAACTTAATAGAAGCGTGAGCGCCTTGCGCAATCATTTTACCGGCGCGCATGTGTAAATCTTTACGCATTACAATAACTTGTTTGATATCAGACATTGTATTTCCCAATTATAGCTTTTATTTCGTCAATTGCCAGTTTCGCCGCATCTTGACGAACAATTGCGTTTTCCATTGTACCATAATGATGTTCGAGACAAGACAGAAGAAGAGTTTTAATTTTCTCTTCATCCGGCTCATAGGGAAGAGCTGTACTTTCTTCATATAGCTTTCGAAGATGGATTTCTCTATCAGAGAAGTATTTATCAAAATCTCCGTAATTCCACTCCCCTCTTCGAATAGACTTCAGTATTTCTTTGTCTCTTTGGATGTCCATCGTTCCTGTGGAAAGAAGCTGTTCACTTTCTCCAAGCAAACGAGTTAAATGATACATGTATTTTGGATCATATCCGTTCTCTTTAACCACAGAAGCCCTTTTTCCAGTCGGAGTTTTTGTTTGCATCTTGTGCAGTTGAGACTTGGCGTATCCTGTAAACTTATGATAAAGACCTTTGTGAATAAATAATTCTCTATTGTCTCGAATCATATTGCCGACAGAAGAAATATGCCTTATACAAGAGAGAGGTGTAAAGACCGAATCCAAAATGTTTGGGTTGCATTCGCTAAGCAGTTGAAAATATTTAACAATATTGAAAATAGATAGGTCATATTCTTGTTTCTTTGCTTCATCGAAGATATGATATTCCTGGTATTGTTCAAATCTCTGGATTTGTTTCCCAAACCCATGAATTTCCCCAGCAAGATGAGGAAAAATCATTTCTTTTCTTGGGATACAAACACCATAAATATCCAAGTCCGAAGACTCTCCTGCAACTCCATAAGCAACAGAACCCATTTCGGTTTCATAAATAATATTGTTTGGAAGCCAAGAGGGAGGGTTAATTAAGTTTTTGTCTTTTAGGATTTTAACGACGGATGACATTTCTCCTCCAAGAGAAAATATTATTTATTTTGTATTGAGAAGTTACCTGCCCGTTGGATTCGAACCAACATCTTCCGCCCTGACTGCGGCTGTCCTACCACTTAGACGACGACAGGTTTTTGAGCAAGTTAATGTAGATGCGTCTTATATGGTTGGTGAGAACACATCCACTACGGCCCAAGGTTTTATTACTCTCTTGCAAACCCCGAAATAACAGCCGGGGTATCAGCATCAAACCCAACGACATCCATCATACCAGAATCGTTGGGATCGGCAATTGTAAACCCAGTTGTAGACATACCGACAACAATTAGCTTTGCAGGAATTCCGCTCTTTCTACGGTAATCCCTCAGAGCTTGAACGGGTTGAATATTTCCTGCCCAAGTCTCGTTGTCTGTATACACAACAAACGTGTCGATCTCGAGATTATTCTTCATCGCATAAATCATCGGCAGAGAACAGTCAGTTCCTCCAAAGTTTTGATTTCTAACTTTCGTGATAGCCGATTCCAAAGTGTCTCGCTTGCGAATATCGAGATCTTTAAAGCTATTAGCAAAGCCTCGGATAATCGACTCCCCTTCTGTTCTGCGAGTAACCATAGCCATAACGGCTGAAGCTACAGCACAGGAGACACTTGGAGCACCAGAAATAGGGCTGCTCATGGAGCCAGACACATCAATACCAAGCAAGAACCGTTTGTTTGCAGGCTCAATTGCCGAGAAAGAAAGATAAAAAGCGTCATCCAAAGAGTCCATGATGTCTTCGACAGTCTTCCAAGTCAAAGAGCCCTTTAGACCATGGCCAGTCTTATAGGTTTCGTGAGCAATAAGAATAGCAAGAGGATGTAGCTTTGCCTTTCTAATTGCGTCTTCATTATGAAGAGCCTCAACAACCTTTTTAAGATTGTTCTTGTTCTTAAACAACTCCAAGCTAGACATCTTGCCAAGATTTCGGACCATAGCATTCAGAGGCATATTCTGTAGAAGTGCTTCCCAAACTGGGATTCTATTCAACATAGAAGTATTAATTACTTCTCTTGGCAGAGAGAATTGCTCGATTAGGTCGACGATTTGGTCTTCGTTTGTGCTCGTTGAACACAGCTCTGCTGCAGCCAGACGGGCTAGCTCACCATGCTGTTCAAGACGCACTTCGTCGGGCGAGACAATCCACTTGAACAAAGTGGAAATTGTATCCGACGAAGGAAGTGGATGCGACAAGCGGAGCAGATCGCGATGCGACCAGCCGTCTCTTTGCTTATACTTCATAACTTGATACATCAGAGAATCAAGGTCTTTCTCCGAATACCACTTTGCAACTGCCTCGCGTAGCCCTCGACCCCAACCTCGGAAAGCTTCAACAAATTGCGCATAATGGAACAGATGCGTTCCAATACGGCAAACGTCGGGAATAGCCTGTAGAGCGGCCTTACGCACAGAATTGTGTTTTGCAGCAGAAGCCATAGCAAGAGCAAAAATAGCAGGATCGTTTTTATGTGCCCTTCCTGCCGCACTGATTTCGACAATCTTCCGGACAACATTTAGACCATCGACTTCCTTTTTAAGAAGTCTTTCAACGCACTTGGCGTTTTTCTTAGTTAGCTGCTTTTCCGAGGCGTAAAAAGTACCACCTTCGGAACCAAGAATAAGAAACCGTTCCAGACGATCCCAATCTGAAAGCTCAAAGCTGTATCCACCCGCAGAGTTCTGCACCATATTCTTACCAGGAATAGGCTGCGATTGCGGGGTAACTAGTGTGGCATTCTTCTTTTCAACGGTTCTATTCGTCTTGACGTGAGCTGTGTAATCCATTTGTTCCTCCGGTTCGTTATCGAACAAAACACGCTCGTGGATAAAAATCGTCCTGGTTTAAAACCCGCTGCCTTACCACTTGGCCACAACCCGATTTCAGGTTGGCAGGAATCGAACCTGCGATCGCGGAACCAAGATAAACCAAAACTACGACCCACGAGCACAATTTAATCGGGCAAATTTAGGAGAGGAAGATTGTCCGCCTGGGCCACCGGGACACGTCGGAATCGAACCGACTGGGCTTTTTTGCATTAGTAAAAAGATAATCCTCTTCCTTCCGGCCCGAAAATTAATAGCATTAGGGCAAAAAATGAATTGGGTGTTTTTTCCAATAAAATAACCCAAGTTCTACGGCCCTAAGTTCTTCGTTCGTTCTAGAAAAGCATCTTAGCACATTTCCGAAGCCCTTGTCAACTTTTTTTCATCGATCTGTTCTTTTTCTCCGGGGGCAGGGGTCGAACCTGCGACCAACGGTTTAACGGACCGCTGCTACCGCCTCTGAGCTACCCCGGACCATTTTCCCCTTCGCACCTACTATGTAGTTCACGATGGCAATTAGAACACAACAAAATGCACTTGTCAAGCTCTTTTAGAATCTTTTCCCAAGAAGCCCCAAGATGTTTGGCCCCAAGCTCCATTACTTTTGTTGATTCATCTATATGATGGATGTCTAAAGCGGCTTGGCACTTATCATATCCACAGTTCGTGCACTTTCCGCCCAGCATCTTTATTATTTTTTTTCTTCTGTTGGCTCTAAAATTAGAATAGATATTAACAAGACACTTTTTACATCTGTATGTTTGCCCATGTCCATTAGAGCGCAATACAAAAGTTGTCATTCCATGACGCTTACATTCTTTTTCGGATTCTTTTGGAAGTTCTGTTACTTCAGCCACAACACATCCGCGCAAGAACAAAAAATACAACAGAAATTATAATGGCTGCAAAGTTCATTGCTCTAAACAACCAAGGGTTTATCTTCAAATAAAATACAACTCTTGAAAAATCAGATAAACGAGAAACTCCAAGAGAATTTACGAACAAGTCTACAAAACCCGCACCCAATAAAATTGAAAAAACAATAAATGGATACCCAGACATAAATCCGGTCAGAGGGAAGAAAACAATAGCTATACAGTCCATAAAACGAGGAGCCATGGAGATTAAAAACTTTTCTCTCTCTGTCGGTTGCATCTTAAGATCATAAAAAACAGAAGCATAACGAAATTGATTCATATATCTGTGTGGGAAAATCTTTAATCTATATCGTTCCACGCCAACAAGAACATGAGCCACCGCGATGTGACTCATCTCATGAATATAAATCCACAAGAAATAAGAAAAAATACTACTTAACAATATCACAAAGATTTGCATTTTCTTTTCTTGGGTTTAAATAAAGCTGTTCTTCTGCTGCTTTATAACCCATTTGATAAAGAGCAACAACATCATTGATTTCAAGTCCAAAATCAAAAGGTTCATACGGAACGTTAATGTTTACAATAAGATCCGCATATTTGGGCTCTTCGTAAAGCATGGAAGAAACAGTATTTAAAATGTAGTCAAGACGAGAAGAAACTTTTTTTGGAATGCCTTCTCCAGAAAAGCGAATTCCTATTACATCGTCTTCTTCATTAAAAATATCTGTGGCAAGATTTTGAGAAACCCCACCATCATTTAGAAGAAGTTTCTTTCCAGTTGGGTATTTTCCAGTTGGGTATAAGGGGACTTCTACGGGAGCGAATAAAAAAGGAACAGCCGAAGACGCTTTAATCGCTGTAGAGATTTTAACTTCTGGAGAAGAGCCTTCAGAGAAGTAAAAAGGACGCTTTCCTTCTACATCATTTGCTACGATTATTAAGTTTTTCAATGACTTTCTAAACGTTTGAGCTGAAACTTTTGTCTTCTTTTCGATAATATCTGCCATTTTATCAAGTGAAAGAAGACCAATACTTCGAGCAGGTTGCCAAAACTTTCTATTAAGAGCTAGAGTGTTCTTAGGAAGAACTTGTGTCGCTAGGGAAAGACATTCCGGTGTGGTCATCCCAGAAGCAAGGCAAGCTGCTACAATGGAGCCGCCAGACGTCCCAACAAAAGTGTCTGGAATAAACCGAAGTTTATTCATGATATACTCCGCCGCCCCCAAATGAGCGGGGAACAACACACCAGAACCAGAAAAAACTAATCGCTTCATGTTAACTCCTGTGGCCAAGAGAGGGATTCGAACCCCCGACGAGATTGCTCTTCCTGATTACGATTCAGGTGCCTTCGTCCACTAGGCTATCTTGGCGTACTTTAAATCTGTCTTTTCGTAAAATTATTTGTACTCTCCGACCACTTCTTATGATGTTCGCTTGTTTCTGCTGTCCATCCATAAAGAAACCCAATTGATAAATTTGACATCTCGTAAAGAAAAGCATTTCCTTTTACTTTGTTTCCGTACCAAGTAACGTCACTAGAAAGAAAACTTGTCCTTGTTAGTCCGTTAACATAAAATCTTCCAGTCGAACTATCGTATTCTCCCCTTGCTTCTTTTTCCAAGAGAATAGCTTTTTGTTCCTCTGGTGTTCTTTTAATCCCATAGACGTCAAGTCTTCTGTAATAATCTGGATCTTCAATTGAAGGCCAGCTCTCCTGCTTTGGCCCCATCCTCGGAGTGTACCAGAAAACTCCGACACCTTTGTAATGTTCTTTTAGCTTTTCTTTTTGCAAAGAAGTTATTACTTTGTCCAAATAAAGAGAGGCTATCCAGTTGTGTATTAAAGTTTCCCAGAACTCCGGCTTACAATCGTTTTTAATTTCTATCTTGTCGAAAACAAAAGTTATTCCGTTTTTTAACTGTACTGTTCTTTTAGACTTTAAATATCCTCTTAAGAGCGGAATTCCTAAAGTTAATGCCAAGACAACAAAGAAAAAAATGATTGCTGGATGCACATAAGTCCCTCCTATTCTTTAATCCTTTCTTCTGCCACAAAGGGCAAACTGTCGCATTTAAACCCTGCAGCTCCTTTGTGACCGCCACCTCCATAAAAAGAAGCGACTTTGCTTACGTCAACATCTTTTTTTGGAGTGTACAAAGAAACATACCATTTGTTGTCCGCAGTATAAACAAAGTTACACATTGCATCAAACTTTTCTTCATCCCAAACACTGTCAAAAAGTTGAGAAGTGTCTCGTCTATTACAAGCCACAAGACGAAGATTATTTAACGTTGTTGCAAAAGCATATTGTTTAATCATATCGAGTCGTTCTAAATCTTTATACGTCTGAATTAATTTACCTGTTTTATGAGCTTCTCTGAAATATTGGTTATCTTTGGACGCTCTATATGTAAACAAGGCGTGCCAATCCTTCCTTTCATACTTATCAGCTTTGATAAAGTATTGAAATAATTCTACATCTTCGTGCCAAGAAAGGTCAAAAACATCGTAACGTCCGAGCAGACTTACACCGTAGGGAGTTTCTTCACCAGGAAAGAAATATTCCCAAGCTAATTCGCAAGCAGCTTTTCCGTTCATGCGAAGACCAAAGAAAGGACAATTCTTATATTTCTCTATTGCCGAAGAGTGATGGTCTATCCAAATAAAGTTTGTATTCTCTCTCAGCCAAAACATGTCTTCTTCGGGGAAGGAAAGGTCGACAAGAACAAAAGTTTCATTAGGAGTAACAGTATTTCTGTCGAAAGAATCCCCATAGTTCCAAGGAAATAACTCACAATCTGGATATCTGTACTTAACGATTTCAGACGAACAAATGCCATCAAAATCTACACCATGATAAAAACACTTCATTTTGCTATCCTTTACTCAGAAAAATAAACGTCAAAGAATGTCTTTGCTTTTTTAGGAATTTCGAAAGAAGAAATAAACTTAGAAGGCATTGCATCAATTAAAGCTTTTGGATAATGTTTTTTAAGCGGAAACCCTACCTTATGCTCCATCATGTAAGTATAAGATAAAATATAGGCATTTGCTTCTTTTATATACTTCTCTAAATTCATATCTAGATTTCGTTCTATAAATATGTCTACAGTCATTTTTTCTGCGTCTAATTCAAGTTTTTGTATTAAGCATATGGCCTGTAAAAGTTTTCTTTTTGATAGCTTCTTTTCGTCATACAACCACGCATAGAAGTCTATCAGACTTTGGTCTGCTCTTTCTAAAAATTTTGTATATTCTTTATTGGAAAACTCATATTGTAGAAAGTGAGAATATTCGTGTATAAAGCAAGACCTCCAAGAGAGCTTGGACGTTACAATTACTTTATCTTCTTGACAAAAATAAGCAGAAACTGGGGATTTATCCACGTAAATAAAGGTAGAATTCTTTTTTACGTGTTGGTAGCCTTTGCTTGCCAATACCTCCAGAGATTCGTTGTAGAAGTCATTAAATTTTCTATAATTCACCCTCGTTTATGTCCTTAGAACGGCAGGCGTTACGAGATTTCTCCTTTCTTTTATCTTTAAACGATCCCGTTCTACGAAAATGGGCGTCAACAGCAATTAAATTACGAGTTTTTCTAATCTTTCTCTTTCGCATTGAATTACGTCTACGATCTTTTTTCTTTCGTCCCACCCTAATCTAATTAGACCTTTGGAGGGACTATTGTACGTAGCAGCTAAAAGAATTCCTATTCCATTAGGATTCTTCGCTTTCCACTTAATAAGATTAGATTCTTTGTCGTCTATTAAAATATGGCAATTTGCATACTCTTTGTTTTCAGTTGGCAAGTATGCATGTTTAAAGGGAAAATTCTTTTTGAGCCATTCTCGTCTTACTGCTTCCCAATTTTTACAGCTAGTCCACGGAGAAGTAACCCAAACAATATTAGAGAACCCCTTGATTTCATTTATAAACTTAATAGATTCTGGGATGGCTGGAATGGTCTTCCAAAACTCCGGGGAAGACAAAAGATGAAAAAACCTCTTTTTTACGGTAGGGAGAAAATACTTCTCCATATGGAAGTCTTTAATATCTTCTCTTTTGGGGAGAACAGAAAACTCTTTGGAGAGTAGGTTTAAAGTGTGGCCGACAAAATCGCCAACTACCCCATCGACATCAACTCCTACGTCAATCATAAAAACCTCGATTTTTGGCATCATATCATAGAAAGAGGAAAAGTCAAGAAGAAAGTTGATTTACTACCGGATAGGACATGGCTGTTTTTACAATTCCTTCTTCGAAGGGAGTGAAATCAAAATGTCCCAATAAATCAAGAAGTCTTTTATTACTTCCATCTTTTCTATATTGGCCATCTAGTTTTCGATTGAAAAAATACTTCTTTTCTCCAATGTGCTTGCCAAGTTGTTTCATAGCTATTTCGATCATTTCATGAATGTGAAAATTTTCTTTTGGGGCAACAATAATGGGAGAGTTAGAGTTGTGTTTTTCCAAAAGAATGGGGATAATTTTAACTAAGTCCTCAACATAAAGGAATTGTCTCATTGGTCGACCTGTTCCCCAGAACTCTAAATTCTTTTCCTTTGAAAACAGTTTTGTTATTAATGCAGCAACAAAGTGTGAATCTTCTTTGTTAAAATGGTCGCCAGGACCATAAAGATTCGAAGGACAAAAGGTAGAATAATTTAAACCATATTGGTTCCTGTAGGCCACACATTGAACGTGAAGCAACCTTTTGGAATACCCATAAGAAAAGTTTGTTTCTGCAGGAGGACCAGAGAAAATGTCCTCTTCTTTAAAGGGATATTTCTCTAGAACATCAGGAAAGGCACAGGTGGAAAGAGAACACAACATTCTTTTAATTCCATGCGTATGGGCAGAATGCACAAGATTTGTGTTCATTGTTACGTTTTTGTAGAAATATTCGGCTTGTTTTTCGGAATTGTCTTTAATTCCGCCCACTTTGGCGGCAAGATGCAAGATCGCGTCTGGCTTCTTTTCTTCTATCATCCTGTCACATTCGCTCAAAGAGACAAGATTATACTCGGAGGAGGAAACATAATCCCATTCCGGACGAGAAAGACGAAGGTTTTTGCCAAGAAACCCAGAACCACCTGTTACTAAAACTTTCATTTGAACCTCTAATCAATTGTAAATTTCTTCTCGAAAAAATCTCCACAATTACATTTCTCTTTGAAGTATTTTTTTGCATCCTCATTAAACCAATCAAAAATCCAATTATTAATAAGCTTTTCAAAAGTAGATTTGTCTAATCCGCCAAGACCTTCACAGTAATGCCACACTCTAATTTCCTTATTATCAAAAGTAAAAAGTCTGTCATCGGACACAAACATTTTCTTTGTATATTGCCCCCAAGGTTTCTGTCCAGGCGCTGCTACAACGTTACCCTTTGCCCTTGCGTTATAAACGATTTTAGAGTCTTGATAGGGATGTTCTACAATGTTATATGCAAACCCATATTCTTTTTTCCAAACAACTTCATTTAATGCTCCTTGCTCGTTATATTCTTTATGCAAAGGTGCTAATTCTATTATTTTTCTTACGGCTTCTGGTGAAGTAAAACAAACGACATCGGCATTTAGGTGAGTTTCTTTGTCAGGAGAACAAACTCTAGGAGAAACATATTGATAAGGGTAACATAGTGTTGGTAAAATGTCAAAATTATCTTTTTCTAAAAACTCCTCTAATCTGCTGCAAGTTATTGTATCCGCACCAAGAAGAATAATTTTTTCATACCCCTTTTCAAAAAGTTGCAAAGCAATACTTAGCCTTGAAACATTTGCTCCGCCCGAAACATTCCAAAGAGACAAATCTGTTACATAAAACAAATCTATATCAGAATGAAAAGCAAGAAAGCTGTTTTTAGCGCATTCACCAAGTTTTTCATAGTTTTTACCGGAAGCTACAATTAGACAACAAGTCTTCAACACTTTGCTACCCACCAATTAAACTTAGATTTATAAAAAGAGACTATATGTTTAATTTCCTTTGAAAACTCTTTTTTGGGGGTCCACCCCAAAGCCCTAAGTTTTTCATCGTTTAAAGAATATCTCATATCTTGTCCTTGACGCATTAAAGAATCGTCAATATAATCAGAAAAATTAATTTGTCCTTTCGATAAGTTAAAATAACAAGAAAGTATATTTTCTACTGTTGTTAAGTTGGACAATTCGCAACTTCCGGCGATGTTGTATATTTGATTTTTTATGTCTGAGCTAAGAATTGTAAATATTGCGTCAGCAGTATCTTGTACATGAAGCCAGCTTCGTATAGGAGTTCCCTTATTGTGAAGTTTTGTTTTACGTCCTCTAACTAGGTTATAAACAGTAATCGGAATAAGTTTTTCCGGATATTGATGAGTGCCGTAATTATTTGTCGGACGAACGATTACATAATTTAGATTATAGGTTCTAGACCAAGCCAGAACAAGCATATCTGCTGCTGCTTTAGCTGCTGAATAAGGATTCGAAGGTTTTAACAAATCCGTCTCTACGTGTTTACCTTCGGCTATATCTCCATAAACCTCGTCACTCGAAACGTGACAAAAAAGAGGGACATCTACACAATTCGAGTTTTTATATCTCAGCACTTCAAGTAAGTTCCTAACTCCTAAAATGTTACTGTTGATGAAATTGTCACTATTTGCTATAGAATTTTCCACATGGCTTTCTGCTGCAAAATTAACAATATAGTCGCAATCTGGTATAAACGTAATATCTTTAATGTCTTTTTGCTCAAAGACAAAATTTTGGTAATTTAGAAATTCTTGCAAAACATCTAAATTTGCAGCATAAGTTTTCTTGTCTATACCATACACAAGCCATCCGAGATTTAGACATTTCCTAGTGAAGTGAGAACCAATAAAACCAAGACATCCAGTTACATATACTATTTTTTTCATTTTTTCAAATTTCCTATATCGTATACTCTTTTTCAAAGAAGAACTCATTAACACATTTGGAAATATACTTTAGTTTTTCCTCATTAATACCAGCAAATGTGCCCAAGAAGAAAGAATCTTTCGTTGCTTTGTAGGCGTTAGGAAATTCACCTTTTAAGTCATTGCCTTCATATAAATGATTGTATCCAGGGTGTGCTAAGATATTGCCGCTAAAGTAACTTCTTGTTTGAATTTTCTTACTTTCTAGGAATTGGACAAATTCTTCTTTTGTAAAGAGTTTATTGTCTTTAACCGTAAGCAAAAAGGCGAACCAACAAGGGTCAGAATTTGGTTCTGCAACAGGAAGCATGAAATAATCTTGATATTTTGAAAAAATATTATACAAAGACTTATGGTTGTCTCTTCTTGCTTGGTCTAAAAGCGGAAGCTTTTTAATTTGTTCTAACAACAAAGCTCCTTGTACTTCTATTGGCTTTAGGTTATAACCTATTTCTTCGAAAACATATCTGTGGTCATAAGTAAGCTCTGGGAATCCGGGCAACCAGTTTCTATGTCTATTTTTGCAAGCAGCTCCGGAGGTAACGTTCCCAGGGGTTTTTGTATTGCAAAAACAGCCTCGTCCCCAGTCTCGTAAAGAAGTAACAACTTTTTGTATATTTATATCATCTGTTGCAACAAAGCCACCCTCTCCTCCGGAACAGTGGTGCGCTGGAAACAAAGAACACGTCGACATAATCCCAAAACTACCTAAAAGGCGTCCATCATAAGTTCCACCCAAAGCATCGCAGGAATCTTCGAAGAATAATAAATTATATTTATTTACTAATTCCATTACTCTTTTCATATTTGGTGGATTTCCCAAAACATGAGCAAACATAAAAGCTTTAATAGACGGGTCTTTCTTTAATAGTTCTTCTGTTTGGTCTAGATTCAAATTTAGACTTGGCAAATCAACATCCACAAAGACGGGGATAAATCCGTTTTGTATAATGGGGTTAAGAGTTGTTGGGAAACATACAACAGGAGTAAGAATTTTATCTCCTTCTTGTAGAAGATTTAGACTTTTTGACTTTGCTGCCACTAACATCAATAGATTAGCGGAGCTTCCGCTATTAACAAGTGTACCAAGCCTTTTGCCCAGAAAGGCAGGAAAGATTTTTTCAAACTCTCTTGCTTTGGGTCCGAAAATAAGCCATTCGTCTAACAGTGTATCAACTGCAGCTACATACTCTTTTTCGTCATATTGAGGGCCAGAATAAGAAATCCAATCCCCTTCTTTCCAAGCTTCGTTTGCGTGCTTTTCTTTAATATATTTTGCAACTAAATCTAAGATTTCATTTTTTGTTGTCATTGTTGTTCTCATAATAAGATAATAGCTTATCTTTTTTAAATAAATTTTCTTTTGCCCACAAAGGTTGTAGGTTAGTAAAGTGAAAACATTCTTTTTGTTGTTCTGGAATAGTTAAATCAAAAGCGGCACACGGTTTAATGTGGTCGATGTGCCACCCATATAAACCATGATTATCCCAAGACATTCCTTCTTTAAATTGAGACTCAAGGTGTTGGCGCAAGTATTCTATAGAACAACCCAAAAGTTCTATGGACTTAAAGGCTTTTTTTGCATATTTATAATAAAGTGCGCTATTAATTCTATTTCGTAAAATTTGTTGGATTTTAAAATTTAAGGAAGATATTCTTTGTTGTTTTTGGTATTGCTTCTTGTATTCGCGTCTTTCTTCTTTGTGTAGTTCTCTCCATTCTTTTGAAGATGCTAATTCCTTTGCACGATGTTTCCAATATTGTTGTTTTCTGTATTCTCGACTTTTCTCAGGACTTTTCTGTCTTGCTATTTTTCTTGTATTGTTTATGTGTTCACGGTTGTTTCTGGCATATTCTAATTGACATGCCTTGCATTTAGATATTCTTCCGCAGGGTCTGTCTTTTCTTTTAGAAAAACTATCAATTGGTTTTGTTTGTTTACATTTAGAACAAATTTTATTCATCATTTAAAAATATTTCCTTGTAGGGGACTGGAATTTTCTTATTGTATGTCTTTATAAGAACTTTTTTGATGAATTTTTTGTTAGAAGCACATAAACATCCAAATTTTTTTTCATAATTAAACCATTTATTTTTAAGAATACGATTAAGAATAATTTTTAATGATTCTTCTCGCAAGTTTCCAAAAGAAATGTGTAAATACGGACAACATTGGACATCACCAAATTGTGTCACACTAATTATGCGCTTGCCCGCAATACATCCAACGTCTAGACCATAAGAAGGAGTTAGATGTGTAAAAACGTCATATTTTTTACCCAATTCCTCTAAATATTTTTCATCATCTTCGTTGATCAATAAATCAAATCTTCCTTCGTATGCCCCCACTGGTTTAGCAAAAGAAACATATGTTCCAACTTCTTTTTGTTTTGCAAATTCTAGAAAATCAATCAGCTCTTGTGAGTGCACTCTTTCTTTCCACACAACGGTCGAAAGAATGACGTGCAAATCAGCTTTTTTACATGCTTCGATGGCATCAACGGCTCGTTGCCAAGAACCCGGTTGTCGACGAAATTCATCATGACTTTTCGAGTCAGCCCCATCTAAGCTTAATTGTATTTTATCTACACCGATGGACTTTAAGTGTTTAGCCCTTTCGTAATCTAAAAACCATCCGTTTGTATCTGAGACGATAAAAAATTTATTAGGATCAACAGCTTCCACAATTTGATCAAAATCTTTAAAAGTTAAAGGCTCCCCTCCTGTAATAACAAAATTAGCTAAACCTAGTTCGTGAGCCTGTTTTGAAAGTTCTTTTATATCTGGAATGGTGAATTTTCTTTTTCCTAAATTATTCTCTTTGTGTTGAAATTTTTCTATACAACAATGTTCACATCTAAAATTACAAGCGTAATTGTATTGAAATTGAATTATTGCGATACTTTCACCTTTCGCTACCTTTTCTGGGTATTTCATTACCTTTTCATAAACCAAAGGTTTATGTTCTTTAAGCCAATTTTGTCTTTCTTGCTCGTTGTTTTTTGTTTTACCGAATTGTGTCATAAACTTCCCTCAAGGTTGGCATTAAATAACCATATGTACTATATAAATGTTGAGACTCGGAGTTGTTGTTTAACAACTCTTGAATCTTTGTTTTTAGTTTTTCTTCTTCTAAGATGTTTCTTTCTTTAATTGCGATTTGTCTTAGATTTTCTAAGGCAAAAATCTGCGCAGGATATAGCTCAGATACCCTACTGTAGAGTTTTTTTGCTTTTTCGTTTTCACCGTCAACTATGCATTTATTTTTTATAAAGTTACAATATAAGTTGGCATACTCTCTTAGAGCATTAATCTCTTCCGAAGTCGTCCACGGAGTATCAAAATTTCTATGATTGAGCAAATTTTGACCCCAAAACTCTGGGCTAGATTTAATAAATCCCAAATTAGAAAATTGTTCGTACATATTTGAACCAACTACAGGCAAAGCTATTGCAAACTGTGTCCAATCGGGTCTTAGAACATTGTTTATTGTTTCGATAGTTTTCTTCATTTCATCTAAAGTTTCATTTGGAAATCCAAAAATTATATTGATTGTAACAATTAAGCCCCGATTTTGGGAATAGCGAATTAATTTTTGTGCCTTTTCTAAACTAATTTTCTTTTTTATTGTTTGTTGTGTTTTTCGCTCGGTTGCCTCTACTGGGAAAGAGATAACTGCTGGTTTTGTATATTTAATTATATCGTCAATCATTTTTGTTGTAGTTGCATTTATATTTACTGCTTGGGAAAAAGAGGTTCTAAGTTCTGGGATTTCTAGCTTTGAAATTGCAGATAAAAGTTCTTTTGTCCTTTTTTCTGTCGGCAGCGCCAAATCATCGAAAATACTCAAGTAATTGATATTATATTTTTTGTATAGTTCTAATACTTCTTCTGTTATTTTTTCTGTTTTCCGTAATCTCATTTTTCTACCACTAATGTTATTAGCAGCGCAAAAAATACACTGGAAAGGACAGCCACGAGAGGTCAAAATCGTAGCAGCTTTAGTTTTACCCTCTGTTTGATTATTAAATCCGTCCCAAAAAAGTTGGGAACCATCGGTATCTAAATAAAACTCGGTGTCAATTAAACCCCAATCCGGAAACGGTAAAGAATCTAAATCTTGAATTGGATTAGTACGAGAAAAAGTCTTATCTATTTTGTCTGAAAAATGGATACCTTTTAAAGTCTCTAAGTATTCTTTTTTATTTAAATTAGTAATTAGGCTGTAAAAAGCTTCCTCACCCTCTCCTGCAATCACATAATCAACATGTTTGTTTTTTAAAACCTCTTCTATTGCGTTTGTCGCAGTATGTCCTCCGACAACAACAGTTGTTGTTGGCCAAAGCTTTTTTAAAATCGGTAGCATTAGATTAAAAAATTCGTAAGAGGTTGTCATTGTTAGCGAAATGGCTAAAACATCTGGTTCTATTCCACAGGCGGTTGATACTGCAACTGAGGAAATTATTTCCTCTATCGGTTTGCTTTGTTTAAAGTTTGTTGCAAAATAATCTATACAACGTACAACGTTGGCACAGCCTTGCTTTTTTAAAAAAGAAGAAAGATATAAAATACCAAAGGGGAAAACTTTGATTAAACGATTTCTATCTTTTTGGTCTTGTAGTTTCTGAAGCGGGATACTTGGCAGATTAACAAAGAAAACATTTAATTTTTTCATTTAATCCTCTTTAGTTCGTTTTTTTCTATTTGTAGCAATACACAACTAAAATCTTTCCAGTGCTTTTGTAATCTATTTACCATTTCTTGGTTGTAGCTTCCGCCAATAAAAACAAGGTAATCAACTTCGTGTAAAGGTGTTGTTAAAAACTGCTCAAAAGAAACAATAGGAATATTCGTTACTGGTGTATGATTTCCTTGTTTAGAGGGTGCATCGTCTATGACACAAACGATTTTGTTTTTTTCCTCTTCTGGTAAGAAGGAGAGAAAAGAAAACGATTGATGTCCCGCACCATAAACTGCCACTTTCGTATTAGTATATTTGGTTTTTTCTTTAAAGGAATCAATGAATTTTTCTTTTTCTTGTTCGAACTCTTCCTGCAAAGAAACAGTCTTGTTTTTTTTCACAATAAAGGAGAGAACATAGCCATCTTTTATAACACTTTTTTCTAAAACATCCCATCCGTGTAACTTTAGTAAATAACTAAACGTTTCTTTGGTAAAATAAAATATATGTTCATTCATAAATTCAGAATACAATTTGTTTTTTAAAATCATGTCAAAATTTGGAACTTCTATAATCCCAACAGCTTCCTCTGATACAACCTCCGTGATAGAAGATAAAAATTCTCCGGGCTCTGGGACATGTTCCAGATAATTTAAAATAACAAAACAATCATAATTATCTTCTAAAGGGTCTTCAAAAAAACCATCAACGTAGTTGTATTTTTTAAACCCAGCAGACTCGCAAACTTCTTTATTTAATCCTCGTCCTATGTCAAAGATGGAATCTTTAACTCCATACTTTTCTTTTATTTTCTTCAGTTGCTCAACTCTATATTTTTTGTTTTCTTCTGACAACATCCCAGAAGAAATCGCCTTGTCCCAATAAGAAACCAATCTATAATGTCTTAGTTGAACGGTTTTGCATTCTTCGCATTGATAAACTTCTAACTCCACCTCACTTCCGGCCGAGCGTTCAGACAAATTTTGTACTTGAAGAGGCGAATTTTTAATTGTTAAAATTGGATTAGAAAAATTGTTAGTATAACATATTCCACAAAGCCACATCGTTTTTCCTAGTATTCAAATAAGCTTAAATCGAGCTTATTATATAGTTTGTAATAATCAATTAGCACCCAAATTCCAAAAGAAAGCGGAGCAAATTTAAACTGACCAAATTCTTTCGTAAAGAGAGTATTGTCGCCACAATAAGAAGAAGGAACGCAAGCTTTTCGCTCTGTTGGAGAGGCTATTGGAACTCCTGTCATCAGAGATATCTCTTTGGCGACATCTGCATAATACCACAGCTCTCCAGAACATAAATCATATGTTTTATTTTCTAATTTCGGCAACAACATTAAATCTACCATTTTACACAAATCATAGATATGAAGGAAGTCGGATACTCTATTTTCTGGGATTACAAGAGGCTGTCCTAACGCCGCTTTAGCGCACAAATTGTTTACTATTCTATATCTCCAATCAGCGCCAGGCCCATAAACACTATATATTCTTAAGTTAAAGATATTGTCGTATTTTTGGTTGATTAAACGATTCATTTCTCTCTTAGATTCTGCATAGTTATTGGCCACAAAAGTTTCAGCCCCAGACCCAAAATAAAACATTTTAGAAAAAAGATGATTGTTTTCTGCTAAATTATTGAACATCTGCATGTTGTTTACATACACTTTATTCGGATCGTTTTTTGAGAATCTTGGTGCAGCATCATAATTCGCACAGTGTATAACAACATCATAATCGCGATTTTTTAGTAAGTTTGTAACTCTGTCTTTATTCAGAAGGTCTAAACTCAAATGATTAAAAGCATCTACTTCGTGTTTGTGTCTTAAATATCCATAAAGGGCGCCTCCAATAAATCCACCCCCTCCTGTAATTAATATCTTCATTCCATTACCTTTTTCAGTTCATCTTCTGGAATTGATGGGTACAAATCTTCCATCGGCTTAGAAGCGAAAGAACCGTCTTCTAGTTGATAGGTCTGAGTTCGATGAATAACTTCTGTCTTCTTGGGAAGAAGAATCTCAATAATTTCTGGTTGTTGTAACTCAAAAATGTCCCTCCAAGGAATTCCATTTTCGAACAGATCAGAAGAAAAACATCTAGTTTTAATGCCAAAGCTTTGTGCAATTTTTTGTATCGAAGGCAGAGTTAAACCAGAACCATAGTCTGACCCGACGTAAGTTCCTTTGAAGAATTTGTCTTGAGTGTTTCGTATAGAGCCATAGCCGTCGTTATTTAAAACAAAGATTTTAATAGGTAAATTAAATCTTTTAATTACTTCAAGTTCCTGTACGTTCATTGGGAAACTTCCGTCTCCGTCGATGCAAATAACAGGTTTTTGCTGTCCAGCGAAATAAGCTCCTATTGCTTGAGGAATAGCAAATCCCATAGAACCAAGACCTGGGCTATTAATGATTCTTTGTTCTTTCTTTACTTTCCAAGTCTGAAGAGTTAATTCTGCAGCGGCACCGGAAGAACCAGGAACAATAATTGCGTCTTCTGGAGCATTATTCGTTAATCCAATAAGGAAGTCATAAATTGGAATTCCTTTTGACTCTTTTTCAAGAGAATATTTTTCCTTTATTTCTTTGGTCTTTGTTCTCCACGCAGAATGGTGTCTAGGAGGAAAAGTCTCATCTCCTATTTGGTGAGTAAAACAAATATATTCGTTAACAAAATCTTCTGCAGACATATTAATTTTAAATCTTGTGCTATGTTTATTCAGTTCGTTGGGGTCTATATCAACAACAAATTTAACAGCTTTTGGAGCGAAATTATCTAAATTAAAAGCAGTTTGCCCACAATCTAATCTAGCTCCAATTGACAAAACAAAGTCGGCCTGCTGTTGAATGATGTTTGCTGCTCTTTGTCCAACCATTCCAGGACGACCAACAAAATAGTAGTTATCTTCATCAATTAAATCTGCTGCTCTCCAAGTTGTTAATACAGGGATTTTAAGGTTGTTAATGATTTGATATAAAACTTCTCTATTACAATCTTTTGCCCCTGCGCCGAGAAGAAGAATTGGTTTTTTTGATTTTTCAAAAGCATCGGTTATTTCTGTAAAATCGCACGAAATATAATATTTGTTTGTCTTAACTTCTTTAACCGTATCAACGAATTCAGAAGCCTGAACATCTAAGGGAATTTCAATCCAAACTGGTCCCTTCCGCCCAGTTGTTGCAATCTCTAATGCTTTATCCATTTCATAAACGATATCGTCTGGATTCATAACGGTAACAGCATATTTAGTTATGCTTTTAACAATTTCTGGTAGATTTAGTTCTTGAAATCCGCGTTGACGTACACCGGATTCCAACACCATATCTTTTCTTTGTACTTGACCAGAAATAATCATTAATGGAACAGAATCTAACCAAGCAGAAGCAACCGCAGTAATTGCATTTGTTCCGCCTGGACCAGTTGTTACAATTGCTGCGCCCAAGTAGTTGTTGTATTGTGCATATGCTTCGGCCGCGATGGCTGCACCTTGTTCATGTAACATAGAAATATAACCAAGACCAGAATTATTTAAAGAATTCATCAAATGAATGCAGCCGCCACCTGCTAAAGTGAAAACAGTGCGTACACCATGAAAGTTTAAAAATTCAACAACATAATCAGAGACTTTCATGCATTTCTCCAATATCCAATATAGGTTTTTCTATATTTATTGTTTTGAATATTATCTTGAGAATAATAAGAATCCTCTTTGATGTGAGTCGTGGACAATTCTTCTACAACGCAGCCTTTAGGTCCAGCGACAAACCAGTGCTTAGTATTCGGCTCAATAGTAATCATGTCGCCAACGGATAAACTGTGATTTACATTATCTAGATAAACTCGCAACTCGCCATATAAAACAAAGAAAGTTTCTTTTTTAACCTTATGAGTATGCTCAGGATGAAGCTGATTTGGTAAGCTTATTAAGTATTTTTTGCAGTATGTATCGTTAATTGCTGTAAGCATAGACAAACCGTAAGCTTCGAAATTCTCCATTCCGCCATGATGGGAAAGCTCTAGAGCTGCATCTGGAGGAACAACAATATGAGAAGCGAGAACCAAATCTCTGATTTTTCTTACGGATGTAAGTATTTGTTCTCTTTCATCTTTATATTCTATATCAGAAAAAAGCAAAGGGGCATTTTTTAAAATAGTTCCTTTTGTAATTATAGAAGCATACTTTGACATGTCGTTTGCTAAAACTTGGTCTTCCATGTTGGGAAAAGCGTAAAAAACATCATTTCTTGTAATCTTATCCCCAGCTAAGACATCTCTTTTTAAATAAGCACCCCTCTTAAATGTTCTTAAATCTTTTTGTTCTTTTTCGGAATAAACTCGATTCTTAGAGCCTAAAGAAGTTTCTGTTTTTGCTGCATTGGTTAACCACCAAGCAATTTGCTGTGGAGTTGAAGAATAAGAATTTGGTAACGATACATATTCTGTTGGCAAAGCAACGTGTCTCTCGAAGATAGATGCTCCAAGCGCCATAGCAATTGATACAGGAAGAAGATTTTCTGGCTCTTCGTGTGTTGAAAATCCAATTCTTGTAGAATATCTTTTCTTTAATTCTGAAATTTGATTAAGCTGTAAATCGTTATTAGACGTTGGGTAAGAGCCAACACAATGCATAAGAGACAATTCTTTGCTTCTGTTGGAAAAGAATGTAAACACCTTATGAATATCTTCGTAGGAAGAGCCAGCCGTTGAAGCAACAATAGGAATGTTTTTTTCTGCTATTGTATTTAACAAAGGCCAATCTGTCAAAGAACAGCTCGCTATCTTGATATAATCAAACTTCATTTTTTCTATTATATCAACAGAGGCTTCATCAAAGGCGGTACAAATTGTTTTAAACCCGTGATTTTCTGCTCTTTCTTTCATGTTTCGGAAAGCAGCTTCGGGAAGAAAAGTTTCGTTAAATCTGTTAACATACTTAATATCATTACGGTTTTTATATTCTGGATGAATAAAAGTCTCAGGGTCTCTCATCTGAAACTTAAAGGCAAAATCAAATTGAGGAAACTGCTTTATGCAAAAAGCGAATGCATCTATTATATCATAGCCGTGGCTTACAATGCCCTGATGGTTATTCGCCATTTCAAATATAAACAGTTTTCTTACATCTTCCATTTTGTTCTCCAATAGTTTTGGATAATTGCATCGTAATTAATACCATATTTCCTAATTTTCCATGACGCTTGTTCTGGGTGCCATCTGTAAAAATAACCTAAAAAATCTTGGCAAGGATAAATAAAAACATTGTTATCTGTAAACTTCCCCCACATATCATAATCACCTGCCCCAACATCTTGTAATTTATTAAAATCGTGAGCTTCTCGATTAGTCATTAGCGGCCAAAGACTTTTGTGATATACAACAGTGGGATTATTCACTGGAGAGCCAATAAGGAATTTTCTTTTAAAGTCTTCTATGTTTTGATAAGAATGTATCATAAAAGAATGACCGCTACCCTCCACATTAACAGATTGCATTGGGCTTTGCAAACACTTTATAGAGGGGTTTTTATCCAAGAGAAAAGAAATATTTTCTATATATTCCGAACTAACATAATCATCCGAACTGACAAAAGTAATAAAATCTGTATCAGAATTTTCAAAGGAATAAATAAGGGCTTCCATATATCCGTTGGGGTATATGTTTGGCAGGCTCACTACTTCCAGCCTGGAGTCCTTTAAGGTTTTTAAATATTCGTAAGTTCCATCTGTACTTTCGTTGTCGGCAGCTAAGATTTTTAAGTTATCATACTCTTGAGCTAAGATCGACTCAACACATTGTTTTATCCACTTAATAGAGTTAAAACTTGGAATTACGGCTGTTATTGAGTTCATTTCCAATCCTTTACGTTAATCGCCTTATCGTCAATAAAAACATCGTAATAGGGTTTATTAAACTTTAGCTTCGTATACTTCACTCCCCAATATTTTAGTTGATTTTTTGTAACCTCTTGCCAGTTAATTCCCGTTAAAACTCCTCTAGATGTCCAAAAAACAATAGTGTTTCCTTCTTCGTACAGTTTGTTGACTTTTTTTATGTTTGTCTTTATCGGAGAGCTTTTGCTGTAGTCCCCGTTTTTGGGAGATTTGCATATTGTTTTGTCAATATCTATATAGATTATCATAATGATAAAAACTTCTTTACACGGCAAGTGTAAGTATGATTTTCTAGAACATTCTTTTTATTTTCTTGTTTGATTTCAAGCAGATTGGAGTCTGACATAAAACAATACTCTCTTGCATAGTCAATTAGCTGTTCCGTATTCCTAGAGGTTTTCACATCAGGGAAGAGACGTATAAGTTGTTTAATAGAATCACTTATCAATATTCCGTTAGCCCCAAGAGATTTAAAAGTTCTTTCATTTGTGTCAAATCCTAAAACTCTCTGATAAGCATCATGAACATTCAAAGCTACTTTGGAAGATTGTAATATGTAGTTTTCATCATAGTTAGGAATATTTTGACCAATAAAAATACCACATCTAAGACCAGAGCTTTCAAATCTCTGCTTAACCTCTTTTAAAATATGCCTTTTTTCATCAAAGCCATTATTTGCCCATCCTCCAACAAAACAAACATCTAAATTATATTCTTCAACATCTAAACTTCGATAATTGATGTTATCAAAGGCTAGTGGAACTGTGTGTAATGGACTTCCCCAATTTCCATGGTAACTAAAATCGTCTCCGAAGCTCCATTTTACTAAATTTGGTAAATCTTTAATTTTATTAATTAAATCGACAGAGCAGGCAGAAATAAAATTAGGATGTCTTCCCCATGGCATATAAAAAGAAACAGGTTGTACAAAAAGAAAAGTCTTTCTGGAATTTTCTAAAGTACAAATTGCAGATTCTTTCACATCTCCGTCTACAGCCATTAGATAATAATCTTTATCTTTTATGTCTTCGAGATTTTTGTATAAGCAAACCTCATAGCCCAAAGATTTCCAAGCATTAGCATATCCTTCATAGATCCACAGTCCTGCACCAAGAGTAGGAACTTTAATATACACCTTCATTTAAATTCTTTCTATCTGTCTCAAGAGAGACTTTAATCGAATTGTCGATTCGTGTTCTTTCATAAACCGTTGTTGTCCTGCAGTAGATATTTCTTTTATAAGTGATGGATTTTTCCCAAGAAAACTGATTTTATCGAATAGTTCTTCTTCCGTCTTAAATGTAAGTATTTCCTTTTCCAAATCATAAAGTTCTTCCAATCCAGGAGTGTATTCTGTTAATAGCAAACTGCCAACAGCCGGAACCTCCATCATTCGAAGTTTCATTTGAGTCTTTTTAAGCGGATCGTTTTCGTTTATAGAGAAATTCAATCCACAAGCTGAAGAAGAATAAAAAAACATCATATCTTCGTAAGTTGTTCCATATATAACATTGAAATTAATTGATTTTTCTTGTAATTTTCTAAAGAAATTATCTCGTTGCTGGTTGATGTGGCCACAAAACCCTAAGAATCTTTCTTTCTTACATCTAACGCTAAAATCTGAACTTGTGTGCCACAGTCCTAAAAGAATGTTGTCATAGCCTAAATCTTTATATTTCTGCACATATGAAGGTTCTGGAGTAGAACAACAAGTAAATTTCCAGCATTGACGAGAAGAAAAAGAATCAAATCTCCAAGTATCGTCACAAAACCAATTGAAGGTTTTTATTTTACCTTGTATTGTAATGAACTCAATGGTTTCTAATTGTTCATATGGAGTAACAGAAAGATCTCCAGTAATACAAGAAAAAATTAAGTCTGGTTTAAATTCATCAACAACCTTTTCTAAGCTTTTCTCTTCTGGGTCAACAGTATCATAAAAATACACTTCGTGACCAAGCTTCAAAAGAGGGATGTAAGTGCTATAATACCCTGAATCTAATCTAATTAGGTTTCCTCTTCTGAGATATTTATTCGTTGCTAACAATATCTTCATTATAGTTCTTTCTTAAAAAGAGAAATCGCATATTCTTTTTTGTTCTTCATTTCTTGAATTATTTCTTCTGGTTGTTTTATGTACCAAGGTTCATAAATTGCGCCTATGTTTTCATTCAAGAAGGGAACAACTCCCAACATCTTCGCTTCAACAACGACTCTAGAAAGAGTTTCTGGAGTTTTAGGCAAAAACATTAAATATTTATTCCAAGAGATTCTGATAAGTAAGTCAGACCAAGCACAAGGCTTTATAAGAACAATAGGTTCTCCTTTATTCATGCACCTGTCAATTGCCTCGTTAGTGTTTTTGTGGGCAATAGGAGAAATTAAAATAGATGTCGCCTCTTTCTTTTTATGTATTGGAAACTGTTCGTTTAAACTCTCAATCACTTCGAAAGCGGCATCGTGCCACAGATTTCCGCCCAACACAACAAAATTAGACAAATTTAAGTTTTTGTAGATAATGTTTCTTTGAAAAGTCGACTGGCATAGAACAAAAGCGGCGTTCTTATAGAATTCTAAATTAATAATATCTTTTGCTGGAACTATGAAATCTTTGTAAAGAGCTGGGTTCCTACTTTGGAGGAACTTGTAATCATGTTCGATAATAAAGTATTTACAAGGAACATTAATTTTGTCTTCTTCTGTAAGAAGAGCGAAATTGCCAAAAATGATACGGTCATAAGGGGTAAGAGAAGATTTAATTCCCGAATAGGAGGAGGATTTTATTTTCTCTACAGAATACCCTGAATTTCTCAGTTCCTCAATTAGAACATCATTCGAGGCTTCTCCGCCACCGGGGTATTCTTCATAAAAAATATCTGCTACAAAATATATGTTCATTTTTTTAAAGCCTTTTCTACCATTTCACCGACTAATTCTTCAAAAGAAATCTCCGGATACCATCCGAGCTTATTGTGAGCTTTTGTACTGTTGCCAATTAAAACATGAACTTCTGCAGGACGATAAAACTTTGGGTCAATCCTAATGTGTTCTTCGTAGTTTAATCCAACGCAGTTAAAGGCTTCTTTACAAAAATCACGAACAGAATAACAAGTCTCAGAAGAGATAATGTATTCTTCTGGAGTCTCTTGTTGAAGCATCAAATACATTGCCCGAATGCAGTCCTTCGCGTGACTCCAATCTCTTTTAGCTTCAAGATTGCCAAGATACAAAAAATCTTGTTCATTGTTAGATATCTTTGCAACTGCTTGTGCAATTTTCTGAGTAACAAAATAAGGTCCGCGACGTTTCGATTCGTGGTTCATCAATATGCCCGAACAGGCAAACATATTATAAGATTCTCTATAATTTATAGTAAGATAGTGACCATAAACTTTAGCTACACCATAGGGAGAGCGGGGATGAAATGGAGAATTTTCGTCATATGGAACACCGCCAGATAATCCTCCGAGCATTTCGCTGGTTGAATTTCCGCTTATTGCTGTTTTGCCGTTTCTTTCAATTAAGAAGTTATGATTATCTTTTATTTCCAAGCACCACACGTTTCCTTTATATTCAACCTCAGAGATCATATAAGAGTACAACTTGTTCTTTGGAGAAAAACTAACATTAATGTAAAATGCTTCTTTTGTAGATTTTATTTCCCGTACTTTGTCTCCTTCTTTTATATAACTTTTCGTTAATCCAACGTTCTTAATAGAAGGATGATACCCGCATTTTTTTATAAGAAATAAAAGTTGTGAAGCCAAAATACTTGATACTGTGGTGATAGAAGCCCTTTCCCCAGACTTAGTTTTTCTTTCCGAACCATCTGAGTCTATTACTCCTTGCAATAGGGCTCTTAAATTACCGACGGAATAAGAAAAGGCAAAATCTGGTATTTGTTTTTCATAAACATTTTTCCCGCATAAAGAAAATATTTTCGAAAGAGGCAAGCTGGTTAAAGTTATTGTCATTTTTTGTTTTGAATATTCTAGCTTGTTCTTATCTAAAATTTTCAATAAAGAACTTCTGGCGGGATCTTTTTCGGGTATCGCAAAAAGAATGGTATGAGAAGTTAAATATCTTTCTCCAGTGGTCGGAGGAGTCCCTTCAAAATTAAATTCAGCCGTGTAACGACCTGTTTTTTTATCTCTTCTTTTTTCATTTTCTTTAAATGGATAACTTCTTAGTTTTTTACCAGAAGCCTTATATCCGTCTCCAATATATAAACCAAGTAAATAAAAAAGGTCTTTTGAAGGCAAAGAAGTGATCAAATTCTTATGAAAACAATTTGGTACAGAGAGTTCTTGTAATGGTACGAGATCAGATAATTTAATATTTTCCTTTTTATCTTCCAACTGTGGAGTAATAAAGGGCATGCTTAGATGACTTTTTCTTTCAAAAGAAAAAAGATTCTTTATATTTTCTGCTCTACAACTAACAATGTTATTATTGTCATCTTTAAGGATTACTCTGTGGTTTGGTGTAATTAGTTGTGAAATTCTTTTCCCCTCTAAAGAAATCATCTTTCCATCATAGGGAAATTTATATATTTTTAGTATTTGTTTTTTTTCCATTTGATGAGTTTGTTCATTAAAAGAAAAAACATCGTCTCCAACTTTTAATTCGGTGAACGGCTTTATCCCCGAAGGGGTTACAACGTTGGTTTTTTCGTCATGACACGCTTGATAGAACTTAGTTTTTTTCTCGTTACCACTTTGTCTGATGGACTCCAAACAATTCAGAACACCAGCCCCTGTGGCACTTAAGGTATGAAATGGTTCTTTAAAAGATGTTCCAACTTCTGATTGGGCGGCAAGATTATACATCTCATCGGGAGAAATGGACTTAACAAGAGAAATCATTGAAGATAAATCTGTTACATCCCCCTCAACAATTTCAAAATTCTTTTCCCCAACAAGATGAGACACATTTCCAAGACCATTCGAACTGGTTCTTCTTTTTAATCCATAAACTTTATAGTCTTTTTCTAAAAGAAGTTCTGAGAGGTAGGAACCATCTTGTCCTGTTACTCCGGTAATCAAAGCCTTTTTCATTTTGTCTCCATATGTTATATATATAACGACTTCAGCTGCTTCTGCCTCAACTTCTATTTAAAAGAGAAAAAATCCTCGACAGAGGTCTCGGCAATGTCTTTTCTTCTAACGAAGAAAATATAACATCGACAGAAGTCGTTTTAATTCTATCATATTTTTGATGAAACTTAGACAAGAAAAAGAAAAAAGATATAACATGTTGAAAAGATGAAGAAAAACAGTAGAAGAAAGAAAGATGTAACATATATATAATATATATTACCAAGAGATTTGGAACTTAAACTGTTAACCTCTCAGTTAAAAGAATTTAAATCTTCTCTTCTTATTAAGAACAACGAATTTACAAAAAAATCAACACATTCTACTTCGTGTGTTATATTTATAATGTGTCGAAACGTCATTCTACAACTTCTGAAAAAAGCCTCCCTATAACTATCCTCAGCCAACGTATTCGGCTCGTTCCAAATAACATCCAAACAACCTTTTTCGAACGTTGTGCCGGTGCGTCTCGTTTTGTCTACAACTGGGGATTGGGCCGTTGGAAAACTCAATACGAAGCTGGGGGGAAGCCCTCTTGGATTAGCCTTAACTCCGAGTTGAATGCCTGCAAAAACACCGAATTTCCTTGGATGGCAAAATTGCCGTGGGCTGTTGCTGCAACGGCATTGTCCAATCTCGGCAATGCTTTCTCCAACTTCTTTCGTCGTGTTAAGTCTGGCCAAAAGCCCGGTTATCCCCGTTTCAAGTCGAAGAAGCGGAACAAAGCAGCCTTTGCCATCGAGGGACGAGCCCTTCAGTTTGACGGCAGAAGAGTCAAACTCCCCAAGCTTGGTTGGGTCCGCACCCGACAAGAGGTAAGATTTCCTGGTAAAATCCTGTCCGCTCACTTCACGAAACATGCCGGTCATTGGTACGTCTCGATTCAAGTTCAAGTCTCCGACTCCTGGTCCTATCCCCATCGCTGCGAAACCCAAGAAGCGGTTGGAGTGGACCTTGGGCTCCGAGACCTTGCCGTGCTCTCCACGGGAGAACGGGTCGGGGCTCCACGCATTCTGCGTGCTCATGAAACCCGACTGCGACGACTCAACAAGGAAATGTCTCGTCGCGTCATAGGAG